CCCATTGTAACCACTCGCAATCCATGTGCCATTCCAAGAGACTGTATATACGTCACTTGTAAAAAAATTATTAGCAGATGTTGATGCGGTCCAGTTGATTCCATTTGAAGAATATGCTACAGAGCCTACTCCACTTGCACTCTGTCCACCAGCAACCCATCGCGTTCCATTCCATGCCACTGTGTTACATTTCCACCCCATAAGCGTGCTACCTGATGTCGAAATTGTCCAGTTGATCCCATCATAGGAATAGGCGAGATTATAATCGCCGCCGGCCACCCATATTCTCCCATTGTACGCGATAGTAAGGCATGCGCTGGTGAATATAGCACTGCCACTTGGCGACGCAAACCAGTCGATTCCATTATAGGAATAGGCCATAGCCGCGCTGCCTCCCGCGACAGTAAGAAATCCACTTGAACCTAAGGCACGGCAATCGGTTAAGACAGATGATGAGGAAGTAGCTAAGGCCCAGGTTATACCATCCGAAGAATAGGCTATAGGCTGCGGCCCTCCTTGACCATCACCACCCGCAATCCATAGGGTCCCTGTCCAGGTTATATCGTAACACGTATAGGTAAAGATGGATGAACCACTACTGGACGCAGTCCAGTTGATTCCATCATAGGAATAAGCGATTATACAGGTATTACCCGAGAGTCCTCCAGCGGCCAGCCACATTCTTCCGTTCCATACTATGGCATAACAGGCCCCTGTAAATAATGTGGCCCCTAATCCGATAAAGGTGACTCCATCATACGAATAGGCAAGGTTGTCTGTATTGTATTGTCCGCCGACCACGACAAAGGCTTCCGTGGGGACTGTGCCGCCGCCCCCGCCGCCTCCTGTGGGTCCAGTTGGCCCAGCACTCGAAAAATATGTCCAGTAGCTGGAAGAAGTAGAGGGCTGATTTCCCGAGTTAGCCTGAATACAGATATATGCATTCCTATCAATCGTATCAATAACCGTATCATTTACGTTATAGGATGTGGCTACAGACCAGAGGCCTCGTGGAGTTAGTGCGGTTCCTGGTGGGCCCGTGTAGCCTATAGGGCCGGTTTTGCCTGTAGGGCCTGTAACTGTAGAATCCGCGCCACTGGGCCCGGTCGCACCTGTTGGGCCTGTGGCACCTGTTGGGCCTGTGACACCTGTTGCGCCTGCGCCTGTTGGGCCCGTCGCACCAGTTGCGCCAGCGGCACCTGTTGGGCCTGTTGTGCCTGTGACACCTGTTGGGCCAGTTGCTCCTGCGCCTGTTGGGCCAGTTGCTCCTGCGCCTGTTGGGCCAGTGGCCCCTGTATATCCCGTTCCCCCGCCAGTCCCAGCTCCGCCAGATCCGGTTGGCCCTGTTGGCCCAATAAGAGAGAGAAGAAGGTTCCATGAGGATGCTGAGATTGATTGGTAACGATAGGGATGACTGACGGGCAAGGAGGCTTGCAGACCCCATTTCCACGCCAGATATCCTTCAAGTTGCTGACGAATCTGTGTAGTAAGCGCTATATTTAACACCATAAGTTCGTAGAAGTTTCCTGTAAAAGGATCACCACCATCCCCGCGTAATCCAACATAGAATTTATTATAGATATCGCCTGGGGTTAATACTCCATATCCTTCATACGTTAGTGATGCTGCTGTACCATTCGACCATTCAGATACTGAATTTTCTACTTGATTGACAATAAAGGAAAAGAGAGAGGTTGTAGAGTTTTTAGTGTTATAGGAACTACTGTATCCATTATATCCAAACGGAGAGGCGCTATTTGCGACTGTGATTTGGCTGCCATTTAAATCAGGAACTCCTGTATTTTGATTTGGACCAGGGCTGTTACGTGAGAGGAATGTAGTATACGGTCCAGTATTTCTGTATACGGCAAAGATGGTTGTTGCATTAGTGAAGGTCCCTGATGGGATGGATGAGGTGAGGGTTCCAGCAGATAAGACCACGCCAGATGAGGGATCAGTATAGGTTACGCTACCGCCTGGAGTTGCGTGATAGCCCTTTCCTGATCTATCATTCCACTGCGTAACAGTGGAGCCGCTCAGGACAAACTGCGTAGAATCGCCCGCATCTAACCAGAGTTGTAAAGCGGCTTCAGTCTGCGCGTTGAATAAACTTGCTGAATACTGATAGAGGTTGCCATTCACCGTATTAATATAGTAATCGCCGCCCGCGGCTACTACTCCACTAGGGCCTGTTCCTGATAGAATCTGAGTGCCGGTTGCTCCTGCGGCCCCTGAAGGACCTGTCGCCCCTGTCGCCCCTGTTTGGCCCGCTGCGCCTGTAGGACCCGTTGCTCCCGTTGCGCCCGTTGCTCCCGTTGCTCCCGTCGATCCCGTTGCTCCCGTTGCGCCCGTATTTGTTGCGGTTCCAGGTGTACCTATCGCGCCTGTCGGCCCGGTTGCCCCTGTACTACCATTATAGCCAGTTGGACCAGTTGCGCCAGTATTTGCCGCCTCACCACCAGGCCCAGTAAATCCTGTCGGCCCCGTATTTCCTGTGTAGCCTGTGTAGCCTGTCGCGCCAGTATTTGCGGCCTCACCAGCCGGTCCCGTATCACCCTGTGGCCCAAAATCGCCAGGCGGTCCAGGCCCTCCTGTATATCCTGTCCAGCCAGTGACACCTGTCCATCCTGTTACACCAAGAGGCCCCGTCGGTCCAACGCGCCCAGTCGGGCCAGTCACGCCTTGGTCACCCCTTCCGCCACTGGGCCCTAGAGGACCAGTAGGACCCGTACGACCTGTTGCGCCAAATCCTGTGGGACCCGTGAATCCTGTCGGGCCTGTTGTACCTGTTACTCCAGTCCATCCAGTCGGGCCCGTCCAACCCGTGAAGCCCGTCCACCCGGTAAAGCCTGTGAGTCCTGTTGCTCCCGTGTTGCCCGTAGGACCCGTATTCCCCGTGTTACCCGTAGGACCCGTGTTGCCCGTGTTGCCCGTGGGACCCGTATCACCCGTGTTTCCTGTGGGCCCAGTCCAACCTGTCCAGCCTGTCGGGCCCGTGGGACCCGTGATTCCCGTTGGCCCCGTCATTCCTGTCGGACCAGTCGGCCCCGTCCAACCCGTCCAGCCCGTTGCGCCAGTATTTACCGCCGTACCAGGAATGCCCTGTTCTCCTGTTGGCCCGGTATATCCGGTGTATCCCGTTGAGCCAGTGTCACCTGTATCGCCAGTATATCCTGTTGCACCGACATTTCCATTGGGTCCAGTCTGACCACGAATCCCTGTTGGACCAGTCTGACCTATTCCTGTCATTCCTGTATAGCCAGTGTATCCGTAGGGTCCCGTCGGTCCAGTCGTGCCCGAGATGCCCTGTAGTCCAGTTGCGCCAGTGAATCCAAAGGGTCCCGTTGGGCCGCTTGGCCCTGTTAGACCCCGTGGACCAGTCGCGCCCGTATTTGTTGCGGAGCCCGCAGGGCCTGTTGCGCCAGTACTACCCGTATCACCCTGCGGCCCAACCTCTCCTGGATCTCCTTGATTTCCCATGTCCCCTGTTGGGCCTAGTAGCCCTCTTGGGCCCGTAGCGCCAGTATTTGTGGCTGTGCCTGCGGGGCCCGTGGGACCAGTTGCCGTTCTTCCAGTAGGGCCTGTCGCACCAGTATTTGCGGCATCCCCCCCTGGCCCCGTGGATCCAGTAACACCTGTAGGGCCTGTTCTGCCCGTCTGACCTGTAGGACCCGTTGGGCCACTAGGCCCAGTGTCTCCCGTATAGCCGGTAGACCCGAACCCTGTAGGACCTGACGGGCCTGTCCACCCAGTTGGGCCAACCGGCCCTGTCTCTCCTGTATTGCCCGTGGGCCCGGTGTAGCCAGTCCAGCCAGTTACTCCTGTAGGGCCAGTACAGCCAGTCACTCCTGTAGGGCCAGTGACTCCAGTCGGTCCAGTATTGCCCGTGGGTCCAGTTCTTCCCGTGGGCCCGGTTACACCCTGAACACCCTGGTCACCCATGGGACCAATATCTCCTGGCTGTCCAACAGCGCCTGTTGGGCCTCTACATCCCGTTGGACCCGTCACGCCTGTATCTCCCTTACATCCCTGTACTCCAGCAGGGCCGGTGCCTCCGCGAATACCTGTAGGCCCCGTTCTGCCCACTCCTGTAGGCCCTGTGTATCCCGTGGCGCCGGAAGGACCCGTTCGCCCGGTTGCTCCCGTGTTTGTCGCAGTCCCAGCCGGACCCGTGGGGCCTGTGCGCCCATTTTGGCCTACTGGGCCTGTCAGGCCTGTGGGGCCCGTGCGACCGGTCCATCCCGTGTGCCCTGTTGCCCCCGTTGCGCCAGTATTTGTTGCAGAGCCAGGCAGGCCAGTCGGCCCTGTCGCGCCAGTACGACCCGTCGCGCCTGTATTTGATGCAACGCCGCCAGGACCAATCGGGCCGGTGGGACCCGTCCTACCGGTCCATCCCGTCGTCCCTGTCGCACCAGAAGGGCCAGTGCGACCGGTGAAGCCAGTCGGACCCGTCGCACCAGTATTGGTGGCCGTACCAGCCGGCCCTGTATTTCCCGTAGGGCCAGTGGTTCCCGTAGGGCCCGTTGCGCCAGTATTGGTCGCCGTGCCAGCCGGTCCCGTGAATCCTGTATAGCCAAAGGGGCCTGTGGGGCCCGTCGCGCCAGTATTTGTCGCCGTGCCAGCCGGTCCTGTCCATCCCGTATAGCCAAAGGGGCCTGTTGGCCCAGTGGAGCCCGTTGACCCCGTCGATCCGGTGAAGCCCGTTGGCCCAGTGGACCCTGTTGAACCAGTGGTACCCGTGGGCCCCATATCTCCCGTATCTCCTGTGTATCCAGTCGCACCAGTATTTACCGCAGTGCCATCGATACCTTGTGCGCCAGTGGGCCCAGTCGCACCAGTGTTTACCGCATTACCTGGGAGACCCTGATATCCCTGCGGACCCACATCTCCAGGTTGCCCCATTGGGCCAGGCGGGCCTCGACAACCTTGGGGCCCAGTTGCGCCCGTCGCACCAGTATTTGCCGCAGTTCCTGCGGCGCCATCAAGGCCTGTAGGACCCTCTTGCCCGGTTGGACCAGTATATCCTGTCGCCCCGGTATTTGTTGCAGTTCCTGCTGGACCTGTGTTACCCGTACAACCTGTGTATCCCCTTATTCCTGATGGGCCAGTGGGCCCCAGACGCCCCGTCGGGCCGAAGATGCCCGTTGATCCCGTTGAGCCACTCGAGCCGGTCGGCCCTGTATCTCCTGTGCTCCCCGTGGGGCCATGAAGCCCTCCATAGGGAAGAGAGTTCCATCCTGTGAGCCCATTTCCAATCTTGAAGAGACCCGTATCTGTTTCATAGCCCAGCTCTCCTACAGCCAGCAAGGGATTCACAGGAACCCAATCTGCAGCAGTGCCATGCCGCAGCTGTAGGACAATATTCGCCCCATTGTATGCGCCAGAAGGGCCCGTGTTTCCTGTGCTTCCTGGACCACCGCAGTTAAATGCAGGGCCATCATAATAGTCAGTTGTAGGAGTGCCGCCATCAAAAATATAATAGGTCTGCGGCCCCGTGTCACCTGCTGGCCCCGTCCATCCCGTAGGGCCTGTAAACCCTGTAGGACCCGTAGACATCCTATGCTTCTATATATATTTCCCTTTAAAAAAGAGTATTAACGCACCACGCTACCGTGTTGTGCCAAAATACGTCCACCCCTAAAGGGGTGGGCGTATTTAGCTTACAACAGAACTGTAGGCAAGTAGGCACAATTTAAGTCCACCTAGAGGTGGACTTAAATTGGCACTTGACGGTAAGCCCTACGTGCGTTTTGTATCCAGCCCCTTCAGATATGCGCGAAATCCATGTGTCTTCTCTACAAAGTAGGAGGACGCAAGAGATACGATAGCAATCTCATGGAGCTTTCTTTGATCTGCTGTCATGGAAGCCACGTACTTTTCTCCCTCCGGTGTGAGCGGGTGAATAGGCGCAATCTTCTTCTCGTAGATGCTCTGCTGCGACGACATTCTTGTGCTATACTATAGGCGTAGAAACTCCTCAATTTTTGACACGCTTAATGAGAATGGCCTGTGTCGCCTTTGATCTGGATGAAACTATAGGAAGCTTTCGTGCTGTCTGGTATCTCGCATCCTTCTGGAGCACTGACTATATCAATACAGTGGAGCAGCGGGAGTCTGCTGCGCCCTTTATCCCTTCCGCAGCCCTACAACGGACACTTGAGCTCGTGAAGGAGACCTTCGCACACTATCTTTTCCGCGACAAGGAGATTCTGGATCTTGTGATTCGGCCAAACATTGGAGAGATGATTCGACCTCTTCTGGCTGCGAAACGCACGCGGCACCTCAAGACAATGATTATCTATTCGAACACGGGTATCTCCTATACGATAGAATTGGCTGAGCGTCTCTTGGAGCAGATGTTTAAGGTACCCAAGCTCTTTTCTCTTACCGCGGACTGGTGGAATCCCTTACGCAGCGCCGATAAAACGGTTGTCCAGGGAGGTATTGTTATGCACAAGCGCATTGAAACCCTACAGAAACTCTTTCAAAAGGCGACCCAGACGAAAAAGAAGATACCACTGGGTAACATCCTCTTTATCGATGAACGGTCTCCGAGACATACTCTTGCCCAGCAGATTCCTGGAGGGCTGACCTATCTTGTCCCTACAGAGTTTCAGCCTGCGATGTCCCCTAAACAGAAGGAGTATCTCTTGTTCATGGCCTTTGCGGCGATGGAACAGCATGGACTCTTGGACAATCGCGAATATCTAGAGTCGAGATTCTGCCATCGGACGATTCGTCTCCCTGAGGCCGATATTCGTGTTGACAGTATTCAAGACCTCTTTGCGGCTGTCAGCCGCTGTGTGATGAGCGTGGACGGAACGCCGTGGAAGTCAGATTCCGCAGCCTTACGCAAGAGTATGCGCGAGTTTTTGGCACAGGTGAAGCCATAGGGGGCTTAAAGAAGCCCCAGACGCAGCGCCAGCTCTCTCACAATCATAAAGAGTATTCCGCCCCACAGAGAATCCGCTACGGCAAACTCCAGGCTATAGTCTCTCAGGGTAGAAAGATTCGTAAAATCATAGATGGCGTACGTACTGAGTCCAACGAGTCCGGCTTCCGCGGTCGATTTTGGCAGCTGGATAAGGTATGCAAGAGCAATGTACACGGGTACTGCTGCTGCCCAGCGTATCTCGAGAGGCATACCTCCCTGAATCTTCTTAATCATCGGCAGCACGGTCGACGATGACACATAGAGCCAGGGCAGGTCGCACAAAATAAAGAGAAGGGCGAGCGGAATGAGCTTGATAAGGACTTCGGCCATTACTATTCTAGGAGCTCGTTTATATTCAGCCTATCTCTTTATCACCTACAACAAATGGAGCCCACGCTTCGCTTAGAGGGATTTTCTGAATCTCTCCGAGGGCGGCGCTGTTTCTGTGTCTCAACGAGTCCTAACCAAAGCCAGCAGTTTCTAAGGGGCCGCCTCGCAACGCTTAACACAGAAGTGGCCCATCGCGGCAGGAAGATTCTTGTGTTTCATGGCACGGCCGCCGTGCCGAAATGGCTCGTTCAGCTCGGCTGGGACGCCTTCTTTCATGTGAAGGATACACAGGACATGAAGCTCGCCCTCACCTCGATTCAGCACACTGCGCGCCCTACACGTGTCTTCTGGGTCGGGTCGGAACCTCCTCAAAGTGTCCTCGCCCTTGTCGCAAAGATGGAGGGGATCACCTTTCTCGGAGTCGGAGACCGGGCGCCAATCCACCCGGAATGGCAGGCGATTTTCTGGTCCTCTGAAGTTGCGCAGGAGGATGTTGAACCGGTGATTCAGGCGCGCATGGGTACCACGGGGCTGACAGGGCTTCGCTCAGTTCTCAAAGAGCTGCGCGGATCCCAGGTAGGGCTTGTATGGTCGACCATTGATGAGACGGAGAAGCGGGGGGCCTTGTATTGGTATGACCCTTCGGAGGGGGTCGAGCAGGGGTCGTCTCTCGACCTCGCAGAAGCCGCGGCGACGCTCACCGAGGTCGCCGCATATTTGCGGCGTTAGGTGAATCTTTATGCTGTTACCAGGCTCTCCTTAATCATCGTAGATGTAATGGCCGCCATGGACAGATTCTTCCAGCCATCTACGTCGTAGGGGCTTGTCACGCGGCTTGCCCATTCAGGGCCATTGTTCAGGTACAGCGCACGCGCGGGCGCAAAGAGGGTGTGCCATGCGGAAGGCGCATTGCGGGCCACATTCTCCGCAGTCATAAAGGTTGAGAGAAACTTCTCAACCGGAATATCGTCATAGGCAGAATAAGAAGAGGCGTGCATTCCATTGACTAAGATGCTTCCAGTCAGCGTGATAGGATTATAGAGACCCTTCTCCTCACCCTGGCGAATATCAACAATCGCAGAGCACTTCATTCCCTCAGGGGTCTTTACCCATGCACCCATTCCTACCTTGACAAGGTTGGGACTGAGCGTTGTAGCAGCTGTAATAGACTCATTGCAGCCAGTCTCAGACACATACATGTAGTGATCAGGAGAAAGCTTGAGAGAACTGCCAGAAGCCGTGGTCACAGTGTAGAAGTTAGTGACCGTTTCGCTGTCACGGTGGCCAAAGAAGTAGACATCAGAATAGCTTGTGGCGCCCGTAGACGCATCTACGGCAAGAACCTTGTCACCAATCTTAAGATCGCTCATCTGCGTCTTCTTCCCGGAGTCAGAGCCATCGTCTACTGTAACGGTCGCAGAAGCCGGGAAGCATTTCTTACCACCACCGCTCAACGCTTTCATCGTGGCATTAGCCGTAGCCCTGGATTGGAACTCTTCCTCATACTCATCCTCGTACTCATCCTCATCCTGAAAGCTCTCAATAACAAAGCGGCGAGTAAAATACCACGCAGTCACGAAAACAGCCGCATGTGTTGCCGCAACCACTAACTTGGATCCTCCCCTAGGAAGAGTAAGAAGAACACCGGGGGTCAGCACAAAAAAGAGCAGACCAAGAAAGAACAGGGTCTTCATCATCTTGATTATACTTTATACGCAGAATAAATTTTAGTGGTGTAGAAGCTTATTTATTAACCCCTTCTTCCGCCAAAGCGCCGCGGCAAGGCGAGAAAATCCTCCTGCGGAGGTCATGAGCTTTTTTGCATTTGCTAAAAGAAGCAGGTCGATTAGCGTGCGGCTCAGTATACTTGAGTCGCTTGAATTGTACGCGTGTATTCGTTTACATGAGCGATTGGATTCACAGTTTGCGGTATTCTCTTCCGAATAGGTTGTCACGATGCTTCCGTGCTGCGCCTTTAGTTTTTCAAGAAGTCGTATATTATCACTCGCAATATAGACAGGGGTATCTGGATTCATTGTAATGAATGCTGACACCTTATCGAGCGCCTCAGCATGCGAGTTCTCAGGACTCTTTATCTTTTTGATAGTGGTTTCTTCCTTTTCGCTAGCTCCCTCTATAGTAGAATCTATCTGTAAGTTCATATCTGTCGCACGAAGATGAATCGCACAATAGGTATCTGGAATCTGTGCATCATCTTTTACTCGTTCATACTCATCGAGAAAGGTATCTGTGAACCGTATATACTCAAAGAGATGTTGCTCGCGCTTGGCCGCATTTTCTAGTAGAGGATCCCCGCCGCCACCACATGCATAGATGAGCACACGGTCTCGGGGATAGGTCTTTGATAGATCAAATCGGAGGGGCCTATCGTGATTTGCGTTCCACAGCCCCTTCTTTTGAGTTACATATCTTACCTTATGCTGAATCTGCTTCATGTAGGCTGGTTCGACTGGGCGACCCTTTAACTCTTCTTTCTTCCGTTTAACATCCGTATAAATCTTCACTGGGTATTCAGAGAAATCAAAAATACTATCTAAGCGTGTTGCTTTATAGACATTCAGTTGTAGAAGAATGGAATATCTGTGTTTTATCGCATAGGTGGTACATATAGCCAACTGATTTAGGCAATCATTGAGACCACCTCTTGCTTGTAAATATATATATGCTTCCTGTGAATCTTTTTTACGGCGTGTAGGCGCCATCTAGTTATACTGTGCCTTTTTGTACCGTCAAGTGCCATTTTAAGTTGATCTCTGGGGTGGACTTAAAATGGCACTTGACGGTAGAATGGTGGTGAAATCGGTGGTCGACTATCTTGATTCAATGACACCCCGGGGAGCCTCTGTCTATGCCCTCATGTTTCTAGGAGTTGTCTTGGTGTCATTGGGTATGTCTGGAGAGGGAGGGATCTTTCCAGCATATCTCTTTGTGTTTTGTATGTTTCTCTTTACCTGCTGGTACATTTATGTGAAACTCATTATCCCCAGTCCTCTACAGTTATAAGCCCTTAAGAGCTGTCACGCGTGTCAGAGTCCGTACACTCAGCTGTAAGTAGTTCTTTGTTGCGTTGGGTACTGCGGTACCATAGAGATAATTCACGACGCTTCCAGAAGCAGTCATCGCATAGCCATTGGGGGCCAGTGTGAAGGGCGCCGAGAGCGTGTCGAGGCTATTATAAGGGCCGAGCGTGTTCTCACTATCATACCACGCAGGGAGGGCCCAGTCGCTCACCGTCACACGCGATCCGTCGCCGAGACGCACTACCTTTACGTTGCCATCTACCACATCCCCGACCTCTAGTGCATACATGGCACCCGTATTGGGATTTAAGATCCACTGTGTACATTTAGGGTCAAGGAGTGCCTCTAAGACCTCATGGCACAGTGCCTGCGAAACAGTGGCCTTTGTGCGCGTGTCTTCATAGAGGCTAACTCCGCCGGCGGCAAGAATCGTACTAGCAAAAATCTTGACTGTCGCCGTACCATTGTACAGAGTGTGATAACCTGCCGTACCGGGGATATCCGTGGTATCCATGATAACTACATTTAGTACAGTGGGGCCAGTGGGCAAAACAGCCTCCCTGGGAAGTACTGTCGCCTGTACAATGAAGATCTTCCAATCGCGCGCAAAGGCGGGAAGTGTCTGATTCAGCGCCGTAACCATCTTTGTTACATCGGCATCCGTGATAACTGTGCTCTCATTGATTACATTGACTTTTTGGACTTGCGCGGTCTGAGGAAAGGCCATTCTATGATCACTCCCCAGATTTTAATGAATATTAGATCTCGTCGTTCCTCCTCACCCATCGCTGTTTACTTCTTAAACAGCTTGAGGCCTCGTCGTTCCTCCTCACCCATCGCTGTTTACTTCTTAAACAGCTTGAACGTCCCCTTCTTTGCCTTGTATCCCGCCTTAGTCAGGCGCTTCAGCGCCTTCTTACCCGCCGCATGCTTCTTCTTGGAAACAATGCGCCCCTTCTTTGTCTTCATCAGGTCCTTGCGCGTCAGCCCACCGCTGGTGTGCTTCGCAGTGCCGTGATACACCTGCGCCTTGGTTCCCACCGCAGGCATCTTCTTGGCGCCACCAGACATCATGTTCTTACGTGTAGTGTTGTTCATTATATACTAGATGCAGAAAATCTACTGTGATGGCTCCAGACCCTACATACGAAGCCGCGGCACCTTCCCGGAAAGAATCTCTTCCTGTAGTCGCTCCATTTCCTTTGGGCTATAGACTCCTGCAAAATGAACGAGAAAGCAGCCAGGCGTCCACAGAGTCTGACCAGGAAGTCCCCGCAAATACGCGTTGAACCGGACATGATCTCCCGTAATCTCTGTGCGGGCCAGATCCTCCGGGACTGTCTCAAGAAGTCGAATCATTGCGGCATTCTCCCACCAGATATGATAGAGGAGGTCATCCTGCTCACCAACTCGTTTCCACCAACCTCGAAGCCAAGGCGAATTACGCATAAGCATATTTCCTGAATTAATATTACCACACGCATCTATTGTCATGAGAAGATCCTTTTTCGCAGGAAGAAGGGGGACAACCTGATCCTCCAGCCGTAGAGCCGGATTTGTGATCAAGACATCTGCATCTGAGAGAAAGATAAGCTCTCCATCGGGAAGCCTTTCGAGCACATGGAGCACAAAGCCGACCTTGGACCACGGAATCGGCCTCTCACGGTCCCAGAACTCTTCACCTCGCTGGACGTAGGTGTATCCATGTCTGTGAGCATAGTCCCGTTTCGAATTTAGCGCAGGTTGAAGGGCCCTCCGGAAATCCTCTCCAATGGCAAGGGTAAGGATATGCATAACTGTGGTAATTCACCCTATCCTCGGTTTAATGGTTCAATTTTTTGCCCTCCCTTACAGCAGAATGTCGACACATGATGCGAAGCAGTGCCCGTGGTGTGAGCGCTGGGCCCTAAAGGATGCCGCCTGTAACTATATCTTTGCGTGTGGTCTGGAGACTGGGGGTACCTTCACGATAGGAGCGGGCTGCGGGAGGTCCTGGTGCTGGGAATGCGGCAAGAAGTTCTGCTCCCTCTACTACGACCCTGCGACGGGCAAAAAGGCCCCAACGGCAAAGGAACACCATGGGGCCTGTTGCTCCAAAGAAGAAGGATTCTCTAGAGAAGCCTACTGCTGTGGAGGTCATAATAGCCACTGCGACAAGCGCTGGTAACACACATTTTAAGCGCTAAAGACAATGATTATTATTCCATTCGCACCATTGCCACCGCTTCCATCATATCCTGTATCTGCGGCCCCGCCGCCGCCGCCAGATCCCGTACTTTCCATCGCAGCTTGTCCATTTACACCTGAACCAGAGACGTATAGCCCGCCTGCGCCACCCACTCCGTAGGTCACATCTGCGCCCGAATTAACCGTGGGAAATGATATAGTTCTTCCCGCACCGCCTGCGCCACCAGCTAATACAGTGCCATTCGCGCCTGAACCAATTGCGCCACCTCCTCCACCACCACCAGATGTACCTGTGAGACCACCATTGCCGCCACCGCCCCCATTGCTCCCACTTGGGACACTTCCCCCAACATTTGCTCCTCCTGGTGCGAGTTGCGCCCTGAATCCTCCGCTTCCTCCCCTAGCAATAGGAGATGGAGGAACACCGTCATAGTTGAAGACCGAGGAGCCGCCACCACGACCATTTTCTTCGTACGCTGTACCATTAATAGGATTAGATATAGCGCCTGTGGAACTTGCCCTCCCACCTGCACCACCGGAACCTACTAGCGCAATGTATGTTTCATTCGGAACTATAGCGAAGGTATCCTGTATTATCTGCCCTGCGCCTCCGCCACCTGCAGAACCACGTTGTGCACCGCACCCACCACCTCCCCCCGCACCCCCTACAATAAAATATAGAATAGGACTTATACATGATGAGGGTGCGGTCCAACTTGTCTGCCCAACCACTCTAAATACGGCATATTGTAGGTTTACCGTCGGCTGTGAAATAAGCGGTGGTTGGGGAACCGGAACAGCAATCGCCGTTAATACCGCTGTAAGTAGAGGCTGTACTTCGGCTTGGCTCGAGGATGATCTATTTGCATTTCCACCACTACGGGATATTGTAAGACTCCCGCTGTTCACTGCGGCTGCGGCTGCAGCACTAAAGTTTGTAGTAGTCCTAATGTTCAACGTCTGCGTGATCCAACTGCTACTCTTATTCGTATTTGACATCTATTATATCACATACAAATATAGATACCGTGTTGTGCCAAAATACGTTCACCCCTAAAGGGGTGGGCGTATTTAGCTTACAGCGCAGCCACGTCCTTCGGACGTGGGGCGCGCTAAGTTAGTCGGCAGAGCCGACCTTACAACACAACTGTAGGCAAGTAGGCGCCTGCACCTCCGCAACAAAATTGAAGCCTGCGCTGTTCAAGCAGCGAGGTACACATGCCGTATACCTATCAAAAAAATGCCGCTGGCGAGTTTGTCTGTACCATCTGTTCGGAGGTGAAAAAGAATCAGAACACAATGCACTACCATATGAAGAAGCACGAGGGGCATCTCCCTCATACATGTCCCACATGTAAGAAGGAGTTTCTTCACGCCCAGACTCTTGCCGTCCACGTGGCGGCCAAGCATTCCAAGGAGGATACGGCCTCTCTGAAATGTCCCTGCTGTCCTTATAAGACATTGACCAAGGCGAATCGGATTCTCCATTTCATGCGTAAGCACTGTAAGGAGGAGGTTGAGCAACTCACCATTAAGGATCAGACGTGCCCCGCCTGTACAAAAGTCTGTAACAGCTCCGCAGCGCTTCTCTATCATCTCTCTACCGGCTGTATTCAACTCCCTACAGAGAAACAGACATTCCTCACAGAGCTCATGAGTTAGAGTTCCTTTACGTGAAAAAACGTCTGCGAGATTACAATGAGTTTATAGAGGTGGTAGCCGAGGGCGCCAAAGGCCGCAATCAGAAGCATCTCGTATGCAGGACGTTCTGTTCTTTTTGCATAGTATCCAATCCACAGCATCAGTGGCGCAATAAGAAAGACGTGAATCAAGCTTACCCAGATAATCGCTGAAGCGGCGATAAGGCGTGTGATTAACTTATAGCCGTGATACATAAGAAGAATAATACCAGCCCCGAAGAGGACCGAATACATCCATTCGGGGGTTGCAGCACGATTAAAGCCTATCCAAAGAAAAAAGGGAACAATGACGGTCACGTGTAAAAGGACAACCAGGAAGAAGGCGTCCATATCTGTATCAACGATGAGAAAGTTTCTTCTCCAGAATCTTCACGAGGCCCGCAGCATGTTCAATCGCCCCTTCTGTCCATGCCTGCCGAAGAGAAAAGGACTCTCCACATACGTGGATACGAGACATAGCAGGAAAGGGATGATATGCCTCTCGAGAGACATCTCTTGGATCATAGTCCCCAGGTAGCCAATAGGTCACCCCATTCTCCCAGTAATGGGCTTTGACAAAGGTGGGTCCAGGAATGGCCGGCTTCAGAAGACGCCGAAGCTGTTCTAGGATTTCTTCAGCGACCTTGGCCTCACCCACGGCGTCCAACTTCTCTTTCCAGAACTCTGCATCCTGCGAATCGGTATAGGATATCTGGACAGAGCCAATCGCCGGATTTCCAGGAATCATATAGCGGATAGGTTCGGGAGTAACTATGCGGCCAAACTCTTCTGTCCAGAGTTTCCCTCCTTCCAGCGGAAAGACTCCATAAAAACGGAGCAGGGGCTTCATCGCCACTCGCGTCAAGCCCTTCCATGTCGAAAAGGGGCGAATCGTCTTCAGTGCAGATGAGGGTACCGCGACAATACAGTGCGCGGCTTCCAGGGTCTTTGGTTCATCATCTACTAAGCACGTGACTGTCACGGCATCTCCCTTCTGCGCCACTTCCACGCAGGTGTGGCCGAGAAGAAACTTCCCTCCCCGTTGTTCAATCTCTGCGCGCATCCCCTCTACAATCGCCGAAAACCCCTCTCCACAGATTCCAAACTTCTGATTGGGCCCCATCTCATGGCGAAAGGTCTCAAGCGCCACATCCGCACGCAAGGTATCCACTTCTCCACGATACGGATATCTGAGTAAATACTCGTCGGCCACCGTGGCCCCATGAACCTTGGTCAAGAGCTGACGAATCGTGTGCTTCGCTAACTGTTCTGCAGGCAAACCCTCCAGAGGTTGGAAAAACAGCGGGAGACCCGACTCAAACTCTCCCTCTTCTACCGGTTCTCCATAGCCCTCTACGAACTTGGGGGCACCTCCAATCGGCACCCAGGTCAGCTTGTACTTACGCATCAGTTCACGCACATGCTTATGATGTTCCGAGATGCGGCCAGCCCCTGCCTCCCACTGTAGATCCACGCCATTTATCTTCTGCTTGAATGTCATTGTGCGCCCCCCGAGTTCCTTGTACTTTTCTACAATACCACACCGTGTACCCTTCTTCTGTAGCTTTAGGGCAGCATAGAGCCCCGCAATACCGGAGCCTACGATGATGACATCGTAGGATTCAGTATCCATCTTGCTTGAACGTCTGATTATTTGGCGGGAGGAGTCGCGGCGAGCAGCGCGTGACCCGAGGCCCACTCAATCACCTTCTGAGTATTGTTCGACGTTAATGTATCAATAACCTTCTTATTGCTGACAATGATAAAGCTAGGAATGCTGCGAACGCCGCAGTATCCAGGAGTATAGTCATTCTGGTCAATGTCACACTTCAGCCAGTTTGCGCCGGGCACAGCAGCCTCTATAGCGGTCAAGTCCAGTGCGCGGCAGGCCCCACACCAGGTCGCCGTAAAGTAAATCACCGTAAAGTGAGGAAGCACCACGCCAGGATCCGGGTCCTGAACACCAATGAGCTGTTCAAATTCAACGTGAGAAATGAGGAGCTTCATTATATACGTTCGCGAGATAGTTTCTTGTTTCGCATGACCGCGAGACTAATGCCTGCGAGCGAAGCAATCGCTAATGATCCTAGAAAGACTACACTTTCATCTGTATCTAGTGGAGTTCCACCCCCATCTTGGATTGGCACCTCATCCCGTGTATTGTCCAGCACCTCCCGTATGATGTTGTTCATATCAGGAAGCGGCGTTGACCCACCTTTTTGCTTTTTAGCGCCGCCTGCCTGATTTACATCGACAAACAGCTTCTTGAGTTGCGGCAGTGCGCCTGGTAGGGCGTAGATACCGGCGACACTCGCGGTTGCCGCAATGCCCAGCAGTGTTCCTACGGTTGTTACTCCCCAGCCCGCCCATGAGCTTAAGACTGGTTGGATCTCCGGTGGAATCGCACTCGATAGTTCCAGATACCATGGATAGATAAAGCCAAACATCAGCCCAGTGATGGTTGCACTCATATGACCGTAGGCAATTTGCGCTTCATTTGTGACAGGGTCCTCCTTGTATATGGGGTTGCCATCATCATCCTTTATCGGGATACCGCTGAGATCCGTTTCAGGAATCTTGAATCCAATATCCCTCGGTGTCAGAGATTTGGGCAGGCACTCAGGAGGGACCTTCGGGGCTCGTAACTTCTTCTTCTTTGCGGCCGCCGCCGCCGCCGCCGCAGCTTCCTCTCCTGTAACATACCGCGGCACACCATTTTCATCCGGTTCTATGGTAAGAATCACATTCCCATTCGCATCAAGTTGATCGACCTTCATTTTATTTGCGAGTTTTGTGACCTCATTCTCAGCAATAGTTGAATTTAAGAACTTGTTCAAGAAAGGCAGCTTGTATCCCTCGCGAGAAAATCGCGGGGAATAGGTCTGCATTATATCAAAGGTAAACCAAGGATTCGCGTATTTGATAAATGCCTTCAGGTAGACTAGCCACCACTGTCCGGGATACATCTTGCTTAGCAGAAAATACAGGCCCTTCAACATTTGATTGGAGGCGAACTTCATTGCGCCCCATCCCATCGAGCCTGAGACAAGAAGATTCGCACCATTCGAGCCCAGCGTATAAAAGGCGGAGAAGACAACGGCACATATTGCCTGATACAAGGGGCCGAGGCCAGGAATGAGATTTACAATGGGTTGAAACGCTGCGAACGGAAATATGCCCGTTAGCAACTTGTGCGCCCAGAGAGGAATCGGCTTATTGAATATTCCTTGAATATAGGCCTTGCCGGCTGCATCACCAGAACCTGCCTTGTCCTGCGCAGCCTTTGCCTTGGCCAGTCCCTTAGCTGTCTCTACTGCCGTCGGATCTACTCCGGGTACTCCAGCGGGCAGTAGATTCGCAGCCTTTCCTACAAGCGATGATGTGTTTAGACCGGGTATCCCTGCGGGTAATCCTGCGGGCATTCCTGCCATTCCTAATCATACATCCTAGCTAAATCTTGAAGAGAAGCCCCGCAAATCCATTCACTACACGCAAGACATTGTGATTTCTCGCATAAACGACCACATGCGCCTTGCCGCGATTTGGCGCATAGCCTGGATTCGGAATCTCACGAGTGATTGGAGCCCCACTTAAATTCAAGAGTGGCGCGCCAGTTGCATCCACGACGGGAATCGTTAAGGTTATTGGCTCATTGGCATCGGGACGTAAATTCATCATAAGATTCATATTGTCAATGCGGCTCGCATTGAGGGAGCCCGATGGCTGCATATCCTCTGGCCGGAGTGCGAAGCTGTACAGATAGATAAAGTTCTTCACATCCGTGCTCGTATGATACTGGTAGGGCTGGACCATGCGGAAATAGCCTGCGTCTCGTGCGTCAAACCGGTCATACCCATCGATTTGGAGGGTCGCATCCTGGAGCATATCTCTGGAGATGCCCGCTTCAAATGCGGATGTGGAGCCAAAGTTGAACCACTCGTGCGTATTCTTCATGATGTCGCGCTGAATCACCCAAAAGAGTTCCCGAATCGGGTGATTGAACTCGAGCCGCACATTCTGGATGTTGATGCCCTCCGGAATAGACACCTGTGGCGTGTACTGAATCTGTTCAATCAGATATTCGTGAGTGTTTGCGACGAAGCGGCGGCGCTCCTCGCGGTCTAGGTACACATAGTCGCCCCACAGCCGAACATCTACAATCTTGGTGGGCAGCGGCTGTAGTGTGCTACAGCTATCCGCAGTATTGGGGTTGGAAATCAGAGAACCGAGATCTCGGATTTTCATATTGATGCGGACAGGATGATACTGCATCGCAAGAAGAGGAAGATAGAGACCCGGGTTCTTATTGAACCAGAACTGGAGAGGAATATAGAGTTTATTCGCCCCGTACTTGTAGCCTCCCACAGAACAACTGGGCGAAGGGATTACCGATGGAGGCGTGTTCAGCCCATCCACGCGCCCAATCATATTGTTCAGAGCATCCTGCTGGCCCGCGGGAGTTGACACTGTCGACCAGATTTGCATCCATTCTCCGGTCTGCTTGTCGATTTCCTGTTCACCGATTTCGAGAGATATCTCTTCAATCAACGCATATCCTATAGAGTTCACATAGACGCCGGACGACCCATCGCTCATTGTAACAAAGGGGAGAACAATCTCAAGAACGATTGGGCCCAGAAGGTCGCCCCGACGAGGGACGAGTGCCGTAACTCGCTTTCCGAAATCAGGATCCCCATCAAAATAAATCTGCTGGGACTCGAGGGCAAAGTTCGTATAGCGGCGATACACCATCTTAAACCATGTTATCTGTGGATTTCCGGTAAGAAAGACATCCTGCTTTCCTTGCGCCACGAGCTGTAATAATCCACCACCACCAGGCATTCTAGTGTTGTGTGCGACTTATTCAGTGGATGCGATTCTTATCTTTACTAAGGAGCGCACCTTATGCTCTATGATATCCCATCACTGTCGTCTATGCGTTCATGAACTCGTATTTCCTCAGCATACAGAATGTATCCTTCTAAGACAGAAAGATGGCATCAAGTGGAAGATCCATAGACACGGACCAGATTACTCTCCGACAAATCAGTGTCCGTTCTGCGACAAATGGCTATATTCCTCAGTCGTATGTTCTGATTTCTGATGGAGCTGGCGCCGCATACTGGAACTCGGTAAGTTCCATTCTTGTAAACAGCTATAATACCGTGCGGGATTCTCAGGGGTCCACTATGGCCGCAATGGATATTGGAGCGACTCTACCCTTTAGCACAACAGGAGTCCAGGGGCTTCTTAGCATCTATGTTGATAAGGTGAACAGCACCCTTTCCTTCAATGCGCAGGCACCTAATCTTCTGGTTGCGCAGAATACAGTGCCAACTGTCTCTCGGCTTGCGGCCCAGGCTGTGCCGAACGCGGAAAACATTGTGATGTCCTCATCGCAGTCCACGCTGAAGTTCATCGGCGTGGGAGACATTCAGCTTTCTACTGTAACGGATCTGCGCGCGGTGTTCTTCTCGATTAGCAGCTTTAGTGCGCAAGGGTATTCGGACCTTTCTGGAGAGGCGCGTGCATGGCGTCCCTTTGCGTACAGCAGTCTCTCGACGAATGCAGGATATGCGAGCTTCGTGAGCAGCCTGCCCTTCTCCACCTTTTACAATAGTGATGAATATAACGGCTATGGCTGGGATTGGAGTCGTTCGCTCGGATCGAACATACCCATGTCTACTGTCGAGACCTATCCAGACTACACGACTGGTGATGTCTATTTTAGCACAGTCTCCTTTACCATGGCCCCCTTTCTACGCTACATCCATCCGAACTCGACGACAAAGGTCTTCTTAGAAGTGAATCCGAGCTATTTCTTCCAGCGCATGTATCTGGGTGCAAGCACTCCCATGAATCTCGTGAAGGAGTTTTCCAGCTTTGTCCAGTATGAATCTCGCCGCGTGGGTCGTCAGATTCTCGACACGAACGGGGGCTATATGTTTTCCCAGATGTCGAATGCGTATTGCTCAAACTTTTACAATACGCAGATGAAGTTCCAGCTCGACCCGGTAGTCTTAACAAACAATGCGGCGATTGATGGACCTTCTGGTGGATACTATACCCTGTACCATCGTATTCCTGGGGCCATGGCGAGCCTCGTCTCCGATGGCTATTGTGATTATTATTTGAACGCGCGTAGCGGCTTCAGTAATAATCAGATAGTAAATGTTGATAATCATACTCCGCGAAACAATGGGGTGTATCTCCATCTCTATAATCAAACTGGAAATGCTCCTCCGATGCCTGGGCCATAAAATCTGCGTATAAAGTATAAGACCGAAATGATGAAGACCCTGCTGTTTCTTGGCCTGCTCTTTTTTGTCCTGAGCCCCGGTGTTCTTCTGACTCTGCCCAGGGGAGGGTCCAAGATGATCGTTGCGGCCACGCACGCCCTTGTTTTCGTGACTGTCTGGTATTTTACTCGCCGCTTTATTGTAGAAAAGTTTCAGGATGACGATGACGAGTATGACGAGTATGATGAGGATTTTCAGGTGAGGCCAAGGCACCAAGGCATTCCCAAGTGCTTCCCCGCTTCTGCCACTGTAACTGTCGATGATGGCTCTGAATATGGACAAAAGACGGTGATGAGCGATCTTAAGATTGGTGACAAGGTTCTTGTGGTGGATTCCTCTACGGGTGCCACATCCTATTCTGATGTCTATGCCTTTGGACACCGTGACAGTGAGAAAGTACATAACTACTACACTGTAACCACAGCTTCTGAAAGTTCTCTTCAGCTTTCTGCGGAGCACTACATGTACGTTTCTGAACATGGCTGCAATGACTCTATTACTGCTGCTACAACACTCAGTCCTAACTTTGTCAAGGTAGGAATGGGTGCCTGGGTACATACCCCTGAGGGAATGACGTGCTCTCCGATTGTTGAGATTCGTCAGAGTAAGGAGAAGGGTCTCTATAATCCTTACACGCTGAATGGTAGTATACTAGTGAATGACATGTATGCCTCTTCTTATTCTGGGCACGATGAGATCCCCGTTGAGAAGTTTCTCTCAGCGTTTATGAATGCTGAGAATGTTGCCCGCAGTGCACCTGCCGCATGGCACACACTCTTTGCACCCCTGCGTGCCCTGTATCTTGCTAAGGGCCCTGAATGGACAACTCGTGTAACAAGCCCCTATGATGTGGATGGCTGGAAGAACATGCCCATGAGTTCTATTACATCGATCTTGATAAAGGAAAGTTTCGTCACTGCATAGATAGTTAAAACAACTGTAGGCAAGTAGGCACAATGTAAGTCCACCCTACGGGGTAGACTTACATTGGCACTTGACTGTACCCCCGCCCACGTTCCTGAACTGAGTCCGGCGGAACTACAGAGGCGGGCTTTATAAGGGGCACACCCTCCCGATGCGCAAGCTCCGCCGCCCACGGCTCTAAGCGACTCTGGACAATCGCAGTCGGCCTGTAGGGCCATGGCGATAGATACACAGCATTTGACCACGGTCCTGCGCGAATCCATCCAATATGCGCCTGCCGGCGTGCCTTGAAGAACTTCCAAAAGAACTGCTGACCATCAGCATTCTCTGCGATGTTTACCCGGATCTCAATATGCCTTCGCTGCTCGGGCGACGTGGACGCGGCCGGCCACCCCTCCTCTAGCCGAGCCATTATCCCCATGTACCATGCACAACAGGCCTCGAGCGACCACAGCGTGGCCTGAAAGGTGAAGCCGTACTCGTCAGTAGTAGGCGTCAAGCCCGCCCACAGCGGTCTTGATGGCATGGGTGGGCCCCTTGGCCCAGGACAGGGCATCAGCCGCGCACTCGCAATCAGTCCATGGGAATCCTCCATAATCGTCAGAGCCTCGGCAAGAGCACCCAAATCTGGAGTGCGGTCTACCAAGAAATCCTCTTGAACCGGAAGAACATAGAGAAACTTGCCCGAAAGACTGAGCTGCTGGAGCGCAGCGGCGCGGCTCGCCAGAAATCCCGCATCCTTTTGCTCCAAGGGAATCAGCGTGACCCCATGCTTGTTCGCAACCTCACTGCAGATAGGATGGTCTGGAACCTCTGTAGCGAGAAAGAGATGCTCTATAAAGGGCGCGTAACGCCGCACCAAGAGAAAGTGTAGCGGCAACATATAATAATAGTCGGGGGTGGAATTTACTAGATATGCAACGCGGTCCATTGCGTATCCATAGTAAACAAGCCTAAGGTCCCTTCCCTATGTATCTCTAGTGAAGATGTTTGCGAAGCATCCCTTAACAGGAAAGGATATTCGTATTATGAATGTTGATACCTCTGTCTGGAGAGATCAGAAAACTCTGGCGTGGTATGAGTCTGCTCCGAGTGCGACGGAGCGCCTAGACCGCTGGGATACTGGTGCGACGAGTGTCGCAGCCGCCATTTCACTTAGCGCAGTAGGGCTCCCTCCAGAGATTGTCCTATGTCTTGGACCTGAGGAAGCCTGCTCGAGCTGGTGCAAGGCGGGCAACGCTGCAAAGGCAAAGATTGTCGCAGTCCCGCAGAAGCTTGTCAAGCACATGGGACTGGAGAGTTTTGGGAAGATGGGACTCGGCAATGTGGTATGCCTCGAGGAGCTCCATGAGATGTATCCCTTTGTCGGCGGGGCCTGGGATGGGTCTGTAGAGGATGCTAAGCTCCTCCTGTCACTCCTCTTTCATTTTGCTCGCACCTTTCCTGCTACGAATCCGTCGGGGCGGGATCTCCGCGGCCTTCGTCTTCAAGAGACCATGGAGATCCCGCAGCCTCTGTGGCTGGTCACCCAGTATTATCGTCCGCAGAACTCTTCGCGCCGTGTAGAGATTGACGCCTGCCTACAGAAGAATATCGCATGCGGCGTGATTGACAAGATTATTCTGCTGGATGAGACTGCATGTGCGCCGCCAGCCCCCAAGGTCGAGGAACAGGTCGTTGGGAAGCGGCTCACCTATGCGGACGTTATTCGGTGGATTTATGAGAAGGCCCCGCCGAATATTCTTGTGACCTTTGCAAATGCCGACATTTTTCTCGACGGGCCATCATGGAGGGCCCTCTGGTCTACAGATATTGAGACTGTCCCAAAGTTTCTCGCGCTGCTGCGCTGGGATGTTACGACCGCAGACAGGACCGAGGATGCGAAGCTGTTTGGGCCACGGGCGGATTCCCAGGATACCTGGGTGCTCTCCTCCACTGCCGTGAAGGCCGTCACCTGGGACTGGGCTGCACTCGAGTTTCCCTTTGGTCAGGGCGGCTGCGATAATGCAATCACGATTGAACTCTTTCGCAAGAAGTTCTTGGTGGCTAACCCTGCCCTTACGATGAAGACGTATCATCTTCACAGCAGTGGCATTCGCAGCTATGACCCGCGGAGAGTCGTTGAGAAGCCGAGCTTTCTCTACATTCAACCAACGGGCCTTCATGATATGAAGCCGGTTCGAGAGATTTCGGGAACGCAGTTAATGAGTCTTGCGCCAATTGAGCGCCGGATCAAGGGACCTCTTACAGCAGCACAGGCTCGCACCTTTTGTACAATGGTGGCGCGAACAACGAATGATACTGTACAGCTCGATGCGGATGGCCCAAATGTATGGAGCAGTGAGCCGGTGCGGGTGTCCACGCTGAACGATACGTTTTATACAAAAGATGGCCTCGCTTACACCTATGACACGCTGCTTGTTGGAAAGAGCAAGGCTTCTGCTGAAGCGTGGGGCGCATCACGAGTCAGTTATCTGGCTGCATCTCTCTTGGTGAAGCAGGGGATCATTGCGCCGCTACCTGATGTGGTTGCTGATAGTCCTCAGAGATATCTCCTGGAGTACATGTCAAAGGTGTTCCTGATGCGACAGAGATTCGGTTCAGCATCCGGTGAATTCTGGTGTTCACGAAAGCCAGAGTGCGGTGAGCTGCTTCGCATGTTTACGTGGCCTACAACGGAAATCCCAGTGATTTCTCGTGATGAGACGCAGCAGGCGTGGTGCGAGTCTGCTGTGATGTGGCCCTATCAGGATACCCCTCCGCAGTATGTGTCAAAGGAGGAGATTGGGGCTTTGCGCGGGGCTCTTGGCCTTGGAGGCTGGGAGGCTGAAGTAAAGAAGAAGCAGCTGATTATTGTAGTCGATGAGAAATGGATTACTCAGGATTCTGCAGAAAGGATTGAGCGGGAGCTGGAGGGGGTCCTAAGCGTGAAACTGCTGTGGACGAGTCGCACATCTCTGGAGGCCTCTCTTCGTTCTTTGCGCGGGGCCTGGGGACTCATCGTAGGAAAGGGCGATCCTCTTACAGCCTGGTGCTGGGTTCTGCCGCATGGGGGCTTTGTGTGGGAGGTTCAATCGGAGATGGAGCCGAGTGCAGTCACCCTTCATACGGCCGCCGCTGCGGAGCTGGCGCATCGCCTAACCATTGTGCCAAAGGGAACACCTACGGAAAAGGACCTTGTGGGGCTGACAACAAAGCTTGCTGGAGCTATTCTTGCCGAGTGTTCCATTCCTACTGAGTCTGCGCCGTCTCTTCTTCTTCCTAGTGGCCACAGCGGCTTCTTTGCGCATACGGGTGATTCCTTTCGGGAAATCTGTGAGGAGTGGGGTCGTCGCGGCTATGTCACGGTACAACGGTCCTCCTCCGCAAACATTTGGCTAGGGGGCATCGGTGAGATTCTCTTGTATGACCGCCCCACGATAGAGTGGCTGATAAACTCTCCTTCCAGAGAGATGAAGTGGACAAAGGCGCTCTTTGGGAATCCGGCGCCACAGGGTCCTAAGGGTCTCTCCTGGAGTTTCTGGCCGCGTCGTCCCCTGCTGGTTGAGGATCTTGTTCAGAAGGGTCTGCCCTTGAAGCCATGGGAGGCGCGCACAAAGACCTTTGTCTTTTATGGGAAATCTGAGAACTCGGTTCAGAAGGGGCATCGCACACGCCACGACTGGTCGACCGTCTGTGATGACTTTGTCCATATCCAGGGGTCTGAGCCATATCCGTATACGCATGAGCAATATCTGGAGCTGCTGTCCAATGCGTGGTTTGGGCTGTGTCTGGCCGGTTACGGCTTCAAGTGTCATCGAGAGATTGAGTGTATGGCCATGGGCTGCGTCCCCATCTGTGGTCCCGATGTAGACATGACACGTTACGCGGAGCCGCCGGTGGAGGGGCTCCATTATTTAAGGGCGATGGATCCGGCGGCTGCAAAGGATGCGCTGGAAAAAATCACTCCTGACCGCTGGATGGTGATGTCAGTTGCGTGCCGCGATTGGTGGAAGCGGAACTGTTCTGTGGATGGGCTCTGGGCGCTTACACGGCGCCTTATTGCTGCGGCCCCTCCTTCTTCAGCCTAATCCCGTATGCGCGCCGCGTATCGGCATAGCGCTCATCCCAATAGGCCCCGATGCTAGCATGGAGCCCGTCGGGCAGATGTGTCATAAGCAGTTTAAGTACAGTTTGCTTGAAGCAGACTGCACTCATAATGCTATCATGATTCACCTTTTTCTCATTCTCGTAGTCCGGATGAACAAGGGTGAATCGCGGCTTGATGCTGAGGAGCTGATCAATCTTGTTCCCCAGAAACTCGTCAAAGCGGCTCAGATGTGGCACCACGGCCTCAAAGGCGGCGTGGCCGCCTGGCAGATGCTGCCGTAGCGAGGTGAGAAGCAGCTTGGAATTCGCCTTTGTCCATTGCGCCTGAAGGGTGTCCTCACACTGTGGCCATATGCCTGAACGCCGCCGCTGCTCATTCTCAAAGTCCCTCTGTTTGTCCTTCACGTAGGCATAGTAGGGGTGATTCAGGTCAGGAGAGGTCCACACCATTCCGGGATCCAGATCATCCCTCTTTGACAGCTCCAGCACCGGCCAGCACCACTTCCGCTGCTTCTGAACCTCGTAAGGGAGCACTGGTGCAAAGAGCTCAAGCATCCCATACAGATTCTCCTCTGGCATAATAAGTGCATTGATGCCCTCAATGTTGTAGGCGGCGCCTCCTGGCTGAAGAAGACTCGTGTAGTCCGTGAGAGGAAGTGTGGGCGTATTTCCAAAGTAATCCGAGTCAATCTGGGCGAAGCAGCCGTCATAGACGTAGTGAAACAGCGCCATATGCTTCTCGCAGTGAATGTCAAGAACACACAGCGTCTGCCGGTCTGTCAACTCGTCACAGTTATCCTGAAAGTACTGCTGCCACCCCGCGCACAAGTAGATATCGTAGCCAGGAAGACGCCGAACATCCGTGATACCGTCGTGCTTCCCGTCACCGGCCCACAGCATCAGACGCAGATTCTTCTGATTCGACTGCTTGAAGTGACCCTTCAGGTCGTTGTCATGGCTGTTTGTGTTGAAGAAGATGACTGGCATGGTTGTACAGGCTGCTGGGCGACAGGACGCTTCAATTTTTTGGGAAGCGGGGGAAGCGGAACATAGGGTAGCTGGCAGTTTCTGTAGACCCCAATCACCTTCCAGCGATTGGGATTAACACATGGTTCGCGCATTTCTTAGAGTAGGGAAAAATATATCTACCTCCTCATTTACATCCCCTCGTCGGAATCAGGGAAGGAGACGATTGCATCGTCTTTAAGGCGCCCAAGATACTTGAACTTCAGATCATAGACCTTGTCTTTAGGGCCAAGATAGAGACTGCGACCATCAATCTCCCGCTTTCTCACCTTGATTTCTCGGACAGTCTCAACGGGAAGTTCTTGTGCAGGATGCGGTATGATGGCAACCGCTTGGCCCGCAACAGGCTCCGTAGGACTCGTAGCAACCTTCTTCGACACCTGTTTCTTTACTGGCTCATCCACTATCTCTGTAGCAGCCACCTTGGCCTTGGCCTTCGTCTTTCGCGACCCAGTAGGCATCGGCTGCGGCTCAACAGTCTCCACCCCATCATACGCCGCAGCAACAGCCTTCTTTATCTTCCCCATGTTCTCCTCACTAACTGTACATCCCTCCTGAATCTTTAGATTGTACCACGCACCGCCATAGAGCCGACTCCAAAAGGGAATCGGCTCCGTGACGCGACCCATCAAATACGAGGGGAGCGTGCCCTTAATCGTTGTCCCAGTAATCTCTTTGACCTTTTCCTCAGTCTTCTTCTCCCTCGCCATACAGGCATCACACAGGTCGCCACTATGAGCAATCGTGCTACAGCGAATAGGCAGATGAAAGAGCCCATCCCCGCGTTCAAACTCCAGCATATGGACGCCCCGTGGCCCATCCCTCACAAGACGCCCGAGGCACTGTGCTGCGGTGGCGCGCATTGTACTGTTACTGGTTTACACCGCCGAAATAAATTTTACGGCCTGCTCGACGAGTGTGATGTATACGACACCTATGGACCAGATTGCGAATTCTAGTTACCCCAGCCCCCGTTATGGCTATTCGACGCCCTCTGTACTCTTTACTGTGGCCACCCTTCTCTTTGTTTGCGCGCCACTGAACTACGCCGTCCTTGGAGACGCCGAGCAGGCCATGATTCTTATAGGCTATTCCTTCTTCTTCTTTCTGGGAAGCGGTATCTGCGCCATGCTATCTTAATAGAACGACAGTGTCCTCGCCGACGGGTCCGCCGCGCCAGGCGTCCAGCGCGGCATCCAATAGTAGGGAACATTCATATGAAGCATTGATATCCCATACGACTGAATATAACAGTGCTTATAGTGGGCCTGCTCGGCCGTTTTTGCATCAGTCCCCTCCTTCCAGTTGGGAGGCATCACGGCCTCTGCCATCTCTTTTGCAGACTGGTACCACGACTTCTCGCCGCTCACCCCATCCGAAAAGGCCTCCTTTCTACGCCAAAGCACCTTCGCCGGCAGTGTCCCATCATCAAAGGCCTTACGCAGCAGCCACTTCTCACACAAACCACCCGGAACAGGCCGCCGAAACTCCGTAGGCATCGCCAGCGCCGTTGCGACAAACTGCTTGTCCAGATAGGGGGTCCTCGCCTCTAGGCCATTCGATGCGATGCTCCGATCCGAGCGCAGCACATCAAACATATGGATATCCTTGAGAAGCCGCCGAGACTCATCCTCAAAGGCCGCATCGGATGGGGCCGCATTGAAATACAAATAGGAGCCAAAGACCTCGTCCGAGCCATCGCCATTAAAAATCACCTTACACTCGGATGTCTCCCGAATCTTTTTTGCGAGGAGCCAGTTCGGCACAGATGCACGCACAGTGGTAGTATCATAGGACTCAATGGCATAAATCACATCGGGCACGGCTGCAAAGAGATCCTCCGCAGTCACAAAGACTTCCGTATGAATGGAGCCGATGTGCTCGGCCACTAGACGCGCATGAAGCAGATCTGACGAGCCCTCCATGCCAATACTGTAGGTACGGAGAGGAAGGCCACCCTTCTCCTTCAGCCGCCTGGCCACAAGGGCCGCAATCAGACTACTGTCGAGCCCCCCGCTTAGAAGACAACCAATCTCTCGCGAGGTGTTCTCGACGCGCTTGTTTACTGCGCTAATCAGTGCGTCCTTGATGGCCGCGGTCGCCACGGCCGCGTCCCTGTAATAGGGCTGCTTCACAAAAGGAATCATATGATAGGGCTTCGGCGCATCTACGTGATAGTTATCCTTGCCCATCATATGAATGACTTGATAATGGCCCGGCGGAAAGGGGTCAATGTGCTCACAGTATGTGGTGAGCGCCTTACTCTCCGAGGCGAACACCGGCCATGAACCATATGCGGTATAGGAGACACCCCTATAGAGCGGACGCACGCCATAGGGGTCGCGCGCAACAATAATCTGTTGCCGCCCCTCATCCACAATAACTAGCGCAAAGACACCGTCAAGTTCCTTAAAGAATGTGTCCAGGGAAATGCCCGACATACAGAAGGCCTCATACAGGCCACCCAGAATCTCGCAGTCCGACCCCGTGGTTAGCTTCAGTCCATGCTGATCCGCAAGCGCCTTCCAGTTGTAAATCTCCCCATTACACATCCATGTGCGATCCTCCTGCGTCATGGGCTGCATGGCGAGCTCATTCAGCCCGTTAATCGCAAGACGTGTAAATCCGAAGGTCCCGTAGCCGTCGATGGTCCGTACCCGTGTTTCCTCGGGCCCCCGTGCCTCCAAGCTCTGAACTGCGCGGAGCAGCGCATCCCCGCTACTGTCGCGCACACCACCCGTATAAAAGAAGATACCACACATTTCCCTATAGAGAATATATAGCACATCTTTAGATTCCATGGACTCTAGTGACATCTTACGAAAGAAGCAGGCACAGACGATATACGGCTTTTATAAGGCGACCGTCTTCAATCGCTCTGGGCTTAATAGTACTACGGCGGCGACATCTCCTAACTTAACCTTTGTGGATCACGGACTGAAGGTTGGCGACGCATTTGTCTTTGGAAGTATTGGCACTGGTCCTATTACATGGAGTTCAACTCCTGCGCTGAATACTATCTATTATGTTCTAGTGGTTACTGATGTGGACAGATTTACATTTTCAGCGAGGCCGGGTGGCACGGGGATAACCTGGTCGGGCACCTTTACGGCATTTCCTACCTTCTACGGACCCACTGCCTGTATTACAAACTCACTGGCCTGCGCGAGTCCTCAGGCCTGCGTAACAACCTTTCCTTCGTATCAAGAGCGTCAGCAGTTTATTACGGGCTCTCAGCTGTGTAACTCGTGCTCGAATACTGGCTGCGGCTGCACCTAATCTAAACGAGTCTTACGATACCTCTGTAGAATGTCAAAGCTTCTTGATGGCCTCGGCTTTGTTGAGTTACTGGGCACCTTTGGTGACGACCTCACGGTGGTGAATGCGGCGCGCGTGAGTTTCGCAAAGGAGTCCGTTACCATGGAGCCAAAGGATGAGAAGCTCATCAAGTATCTTGCGGAACATAATCATACTACTCCCTTTTTCCATCCACAGATCCGGTTTCGTCTTAAGATGCCCATCTATGTGGCTCGCGAGTGGTTTCGGCACACGATTGGCTTTGCGCGCAATGAGGTGAGTCGCCGATACGTCGATGACACACCCGAATGCTATCTCCCGCCGCCAGAGTCGCTGAGGGAGCGGGACACGAACAAGAAGCAGGGATCGAAGCCAACCCCTATTGCTCATGCTGCAGAGGTTCATGAGACCATCAAGACCTTTCAGGCACTAGCTATTGCGACGTACGAGTCTCTTCTAGAGCAAAAGGTGGCTCCCGAAGTGGCGCGTGGTGTTCTCCCGCAGTCGATGTATACAGAGTTCATTGAGACTGGGAGCCTTTCCGCGTATGCAAGACTCTGCGCGCTGCGTTTAGATCCGCACGCTCAGGCCGAGATTCAGATGTATGCTTCTGCCGTATCGAAGCTTATTGAGGAGCGCTTTCCGGTATCTTGGCGCGCCTTACTCCATGTGACTGCGGAATAGTACCTCCCAGTACTCCCGGAGAAGCACGGGATGAAACCGCGGCAGCTCCTCCGGAATAGACATATCCAGGTCCTCGGGACTATCTATAGTCAGCAACGGCAGAGAAGGATATTGTCGTAGCAGCAACTGTGTATGTGCGTTATCTTGTACGATAGGCCACGTACCCTTCGCTAGACACTCCCAGACTCGGTGTGTATCAAGACCATTTCCCCGAGGACAGAGCATGGAGCGGCAGTCAGTAAGAAACTCGAGATACTCCTCCTTGGGCATCTGAGGTGCCCTATGGAGTCGTGGCGTACTGAGGGCCTCCGCCTCTTTCCGCCAATCAAGCCGAATCTGATGCGTAATACCCCAATGTGGCAGACAAACATCTATCGAGCGCTCTGTACGGCGAGAAATCGTTATGGGCGGGTCATAGTCCACGGTCCCCCCGCGCCAAATGCGATTTGGTTCACCAAGAGGGATGCACCGAATGCGGGGATGCCACCGGACAGAGTTTACTGCCCAGAAATGGACCCTTGGGTGCCTCTCCAGAAAGGCTACAAGAGATCTATAGTCTACGGAATAATCACTGTTATGAAAGATGATTAGTCGAAGATTTGGCCAAAGGGTAGAGAAGACTCGCGCACTTGTAGTGGTATTCCCTACCGGATAGATAAAGAGACTACGGGCCTCACTAACGTCGAAGGGCCACTCCTCCTCAATCAGAAGTTGCCGTTCGGCTGGACATGCAGCATCCACCCAGACATGTTTCTCAGACGCCTTTGCGCGGTCTAAGACAGTATAGTCGCAGAGCGACTGAAGAAACTCTCCTGTGACGGGGAGCATCTGCGCATCCGGAATCCCGAGACGGGAGACATCGTAGGAGCCGGGAGGGCCTAAAGCCCCGGGCCCATCCACGAAATCAATCTCTGGGGCAAACTCTTCAAAGAGCAGCAAGTAGTTTTCCTCTGCAACGCAGGAAGGCCGTGGACAGCGGAGGCGTGTTCCCGGGGGCGCTGCGCGCATTTGCGCAAGAAGGGGAACTGGATCCGAGTAAAAGGAGAACTCAATCATCTAAACATTGTACTCGAATACCTTTAGAATGTCTAGTGTTCCGGAGAATAAGCCAAAGGAGGACCGGGTGAGAGAAACGATTCGTCTGTTGAAGGGGCTCCAGGCAAATGGGCTCTCAGAGCGGGATGGCGGCTACAGGGAACTGAAGGAGTTGCTGACCGGATGGGTGGAGAATGGCGAGGCGGTAGAGGCAAAGGTGGACCTCTTTCGCCAGAATCGCATTGCGCATGTCTCACTGCCGAAGGGATCCGACCGCCCTGCAACGATTGCTCTGAAAGTGATTCGGGAGGTGGACCCGGACATGGACTAGCGCTTATAGCCGCTGGCGCTTATAGCCGCTGGCGCTTATAGCCGCTGGCGCTTATAGCCGCTGGCGCTTAAGCCAAGTCTCTCTACCTTCTTCAGAATGGCCTCCACTCGTGCGGGCCTCAGAACAGAAGGTGGTCTCTACGAGGCGATTGCGCGTGGAAACAAGGACACCTTCTTTTTTGATCAGGATCCGAACAAGGCAATCAACCCGTTTGAGAATCGCTATACCCGGATTCCACCGAATCTGGAAGAACTTCGGCGTATTCCTCCCCTCAACGGTGCCGAGTTTGGCCGGAGCTGTGAATTCGAGTTTGAGACAGCAGGAGATATCTTCTTGCGCCCGACAGTCTTGATTGATCTCCCTTCCTGGTATCCGCCGGTGCAGGCTTCACTTAACCCGTCCTTACTCTATACCGAACAGGTCACAGGAAACAGCTATGGCTACACGAATGGTGTTGGATATTTTCTGTTCAAGAAGATTCAGATCTTCCAGGACAAGCTCCTTCTTCAGGAACTCACCGGCGATTCGCTTTTTGCGCTAAGGGCGTCGCGGGGTTCCCTTAACTCGGCCTATATGGAAAACGCGCTAGCCGGATTTCACAACGGTACGGCAGCCTCGATTGCGGCCAATGCAACCCCATCCAGGATTCGGCTGGAACTGCCCTTTCTGGGAGGACGCAACGGCTTTCCGAGCATTGCGATGCGCAAACAGAGTTTTAAACTGCGCCTTGAGCTACGCCCAGTGGAGCAGCTGATTGAGTCCTCGGACCCCACGGCAACGGCAGCCCCACAGCCGTGGGGCGCGACCTTTGTACATGCTACAGAGACGTTTAGGGCCCTTCAGCGCACCCAGATGGCCTCACCAGTTCTTCAGCTCGAGACGCGCCACTCCTACGTCGATGGAGAGACACAGCTCGCCTTACGGTCGCAACCCCTCGAAATCCCCTATTCGCATCCCTATGAAAATACATATATCATCAGCCCTGCTGAGTACGCCCCGATTGTGAAGGGGGTTGCGGCCTATATGACCAGGCGTGTAGATGCGCAGCATCCGGCCTCTCGGCTTCTGTGGTATTCCCGTTCGCAGAATGATTTGCGCGCAAACCGGCGATGGAAACTGACGAATGATATCAGCGGTAATGAGTATTATACGGCTCAGTCGCTGATTATTGCTTCGAGAGACAGAGAGACCTCCTTTTCTCCCTATGTCTGGAATCTTCTCACCCATCATGCGAAGGAGGACCGTGACCCGGGGTATGGCATTGGAGAAATGTCCTGGGATATGGGAGATATTCGAGGGCGCAGGGCGCCGTGGGATCGGCAACCCGAGGGAACAATTAACTTTACTACCGCGGACCGACCCACGCTGTATACCTCGCTGAGTCTCGCACCAAATGATACGAATTTGGGCGCGCCGTCAACAGAGATGACGGCAGTTGTAGATACCTGGGGACTCTATTCCATTGAGGCTGACCGTGGTGTACTTAAGTACGGGAACTAACATAAAGCCGATACTCTTAAAAGAGTATGAGCGGTCGGGCTATCGCCTTTACAGATGCACAGTACCAGGCGGCTGCCGCCCAGTATATAGCATCCGGCAGCTATCCACCCTCATGGAGAAACATGATTCAGGGCTTAAATACGACTGGGTCTGTCGCCGCACCAACACCAGCAGATACTCGGTATCAACAGGCCGTAACTGCGGGCCAGGCCGCCCAGCAGGCCTATCTTTCCCGCATTCCGCAGACTGTGGTTGGTTCTGCGCCTCCACAGTGGAGCGTGGAGGCAAACTCTCGCGGCCAAGTCTTTTATAGGGACTCTGTTTCTGGCCAAGTGATTCCTGTGCCGAACTGGTTGCGTGCGGGAACAATCTATACGAACTCTGCAACGGGGGAGCAAACGCCGAACGCCCCCCCGTTTCCTTCCTCAGGAAGCGTCTCGCCAGCTGTACAATCTGCGACCCCAACGCTCAATGATGTCAGCAACTATCTTACAAATCTGCTGAGTGGATCCGCTGCGCCTACACAGCTGACCTATGCGCAACTTGCGGCACAAGCAGCCGGTTCTGCTAATGCGCAGTGGCTTTCAGGGATTCGCCCCTATGTTGCGGGAAACACTACAGTGAATCCGCTTGGAACCTTTTCGGGTTCAGGATCATATCGCTACGGATCCGCCCCTGCGGCTCCCACGGTCACCTATCCTTCTACAGCGGATTCTTCTTCCCGAGGCATCAGCACAGATTGGATGTTTAAAGGTCAGGGGTCCGATGTCAATACTCCTATTACCAGTGACCAGGCGAAGGGAATCCAGGTATCCAGCGATATAGATGCTATTAGCTATTCTGCGTCGATTAATGATGAGCCGCGCGCAAATGGCCCTATTACGACTCTACTTGACCTCGTTAACCGAGACCAGCAGGAAAATGACCTGTTTCCACTTCGGACAGAAATCACCTGGTTTGCGCGTGATACGGAACGGCGGCTCCTGCCCTTTACGCCCACTGTCCAAGAAATCGCCTTACGCGGCCCTGGTGCCTTTGGTCAACGCTTCACCTTTGATCTCGGGTCGATTGTTGTTGGCGACCTGCTGCTTGGAACCGCCCTCCAAATACAGCTGGACCATTGGATGGATGAGCAATCGCGCAACATGTACCTAGCTGAAAAACTGTCCTATGGCCCTACGAGCCGTCCTACAGCCTGGGAATATGCAAACAGTCTGGGCACATGTATTATTCAACACGCCGAACTGGAAATCGACGGTAAGACGATTGAAACGATTGACGGTGATTTTATTCATGTGTTCTCCTGTATGTTTCCCGAATTTAACACGCAGGTGGGGGTTGCCTATGACCATTTAGGTCAGGTCTCTATACAGCGCCTAACAAATGGGCTTCGTAGGCCGACGATTTATCCAGTAGAAAACGGGAATCTCAACTGTGTTCTGCCCTTCTTTTTCATGCGGACGCGGCTCACAGAGGCGCTTCCAATGATTGCAATGCGAGAGGGCCATGTAAAGATTAATGTTACACTCAGGCCCTTCTTCGAATGTGTGCGACAGATGCGTGGCTACCGGAGTACATGTACCTCTGTGCCGCCTCCAACCTCGATACCTCTACTTCCCAAATCGTCAATATGGCTCTACAATGCTGATACCAAGACCGGATCATGGGACGTGCCTCCGCAGTTCAGTTTTATTCTTACGCAAGATGGAGTGAACTATAACTGGAACTTTACCTTGGCAACTCAGCGAGGAAACTGGGTTACTCCTTCTCCGATACAGTCATTTACTGTTGAAAGTAACTACTCTTGGGATCCTAGTACCTCTACATGGTCTCCGTTGCCGCCCATAATAAATATTGCGCTGCCGCTTGGCACAGACTGGTACTATTGGGATTCGCCCCCTGGCCAATGGAGAAGCGGTGGATTGTTCGAGGGCGCTCCTGCATTTAGCTTCACCTATGGTGAAACAGTATGGGACTCTAAGGTAGGTGATTGGAGCGTGGCCGCGCCTCCCTTCAAGGCCGTCCAGCTTCTTGCGTATGGCGCGATTGTAGATGGAACACTTCGCACAAAGATGCTGCGAGACCCATTTGAGATTCTTCATCGGCAGGTCCAGACCTTTTCCTTTGATGAGCCCCTGAAGTACGCTGTGGGGAAGCGCGCGGATTCGGACAGTATTCGTATCCAACTTCCTTTAGAGGCGAATCATCCGATTGAAGAGATTCTCTGGTTTGTTCGACGAAAGGGAACGTCTATCAATAATGAGTGGACAAACTATAGTAGTTTGGTGGAGACGGAATGGGGTACACGGGCCCCAACACCCCTCCTACAGAATGCCATTCTACAGGTAAATGGTACCGTGCTGTGCGATGCTGAAGAGCAGTTCTATCGGGAGCAGGCAGCCAATGCACATCGGGGAGGATATGCGGCCTTTTCCCGATTTATCTATGGATACTCCTTTGCTAAGACGCCGGGTGAACATCAACCGAGCGGCTCATTAAATGCGAGTCGTGTGAACTCCCTGCGTCTTGTCTTGGATGTGAAGCCGCCTGGGGGGGACCTCTGGGAAGTAAAGGTCTTTTGTATTGGACTAAACTGGTTACGCTTCGAGAATGGCCTGGCCAACCCGATGTTTGAGGATTAAAAATTGAGCACGGCACCGCCCTGGGTCACATGTACCTTCATGATGTCTGAGACCCCTTCTATTGAGCTTGTGCCTATGTCCAGCCGTTCGGATATTTCGGGCCAGATGGTCGAGGAGCCTCCTACCATCGAGCCTCCTACCATCGAGCCTCCTGCGGAGGACACTCCTACGGAGCCTCCTGAGAAGGACCATGAGACCGAGTCTGAGATAGTGGAGACTGAGAAGCCAGTCAACACCGACGACGATGACCTTGCCACTGTCGCCCTCGGTTCCATCCTTGTTATCGGCGGCATTATCTTGGGCGGCCTCGCCCTCTACATGAAGAATCCAGTCGTAATCGAGCATCCCTGGTCCCGTGGCGACTACTTTTAGCGCTTCCTTCGTCGTGTAGCTCTCTTATTTTTAGCAAATATCCTATCAAAATGGTTTGTGCTATATCCGTATTGAAAGAGCATACTGGCCCCAGGAATCTTGACCTTTGTATGGAGCTCGGGGTCTGTGATCCCCGCCCACGCCCTCGGATAGAAATAGCGCATAGGGTGTACATGGACGTCGGGAAAGGTTTTGTTCAGTGCCATGTATTTCTTTGTGACATAGAGGGGCCCCACGGCCTTCCAGGCCTCCTTCTTTCCTTTGGAATTCTCTACGACTCCTTCCAAGAGTGCCTTGATAAAGGGATGGCCGGCCTCGGCACCAATAATCCCATTTGCAACAAGGCGTCGAATCTTTCCTAACCCCAACTTTCGTGTGCGATCAGCTGTGAGATTCTCCCACCCGAAAAACACCCCCGCCTTATTCTTGCTCAAGAATCTGTGGAACTTTGCTGGCTTCATGATGACCGTATCAGCGTCAATATAGATGCCGCCGAAGGTATAGAGAATCAGTAGGCGGAGAATATCTGCGCGCCCTGCGAGCTCTCCTCGAAAGGATGTGTACAGCGCCTTGAGCCCAGGGATCTCATCCATGCCGAGATCCTTGAGAGAAGCATCGGTCCAGAGTTTATATGTATAGTCGTACTCCTTTGCAAAATCCCTTACTGTATCTGTCCATAGGGTTGGAAGAGGATTATCCCCTATCCATATTTGATGTATGGTACCCATCCTACTTATACCTAAGGTTTCCCTCTAACCTCTAAAAAGAGATGGTAGCCTCACTCTTACGAGTAGTCTACGGAGGCCTACAAGATTCAAAATTCATCTGTCAAAAGGGTAAGCCGAACATTGGCTTCTTCGTAAAGGCATTTATCCGTGCAGGCCGCTTTACCACACAATGGGTACGCATTGATTTCGACACGCGCCCTACGCTGGGTACAACAGCGACCATTACTCTACCGAACAAGGGGCAGCTTCTATCCCGCCTCTATCTTGTGACAACTATGCCGGATATTTCTGCGCCGCAAAAGGCGGCCATGACCTGGTGTAGAGAGAATGGCAAGACATTTGCGGGACCCACCTTTGGCTGGACAAACTCTGTAGGCCATGCACTGCTCCAAGAAGCTACCTTAGAAATCGGAGGCACCCGCGTCGAACGGATTGATGGGCGACTTCTGGAAGTTCTCGATGAATTCTATACGCCCCTCGAAAAGGTATCATTGATGGACAAACTCCTCCCGAGAGATTCCAGCAACTTTCATCCGGGCCTCTTTGGTCGCGATACCGTGATCCAGGCTACCACACCTCTCCCCTTCTGGTTCAGCTGCGGCGACGCCGGCACCTTCCTCCCTCTAGATGCCCTCCAGTCGGATCCGGTGAAGCTACGCCTCACCTTTGGAGGCCCAAACACGCTCTTTGTCAGCACCGCACAAAAGTCTACGGCGGGCCTAAAGACCACCCCTGCTGGTGGCGAGGCGTATTTTCCTCTTGCGAGCTCCCCCTTTTACTATCTTGACGCCGCAGGCACGGACATCTCGGGCCTGAATGGAAATCCGGGACAGACCACCCGGGTCTCTGTGGTGCCTGGCATCACGATGCCGACGGCGCAGCTGCTTGAGAATCTTGGAGATACGTACTTGATGGTGGAGTATATTTATCTGGACCGGGCGGAGGCGAACAGATTTCGTCTGGCGGATATTCAGGTTCCGATTCTTCAGCATTATGCCTTTGACCCGGTAGATACGGTGGGCGGGGCCACGGCAAACTGTTATCTGAGGATTCCCAATCCGACGAGGAACCTCTTTTTCTACGCGCAGCGCTATGAGGCCCCGAGGTTGAATGCGCCCCATCTGGCGACGCGGGACTTGTCTGGGACGGAGACTCCTATTGCGCCATGGTGGCCGAATGCGTCGCAGATTGGCACACGCGTGTATCAGGAACTGACGCCTGGCTACGTCTACAGGAACTCGGAGCCCATTTCAGAGATTCAGCTGGTCTACGAAGGGTCTTTGTATCGCTATGTGACGGGGTCGCCGTCCATTTTTCGGAGTCTGATTCCGAGCATGGAGATGCGTAAATCGCCGTGGGTTCATCGGTATATGTATAATCTGCCGTTCGCCTTCCAATCGGGTCTCTTAGCGCCGAGCCAGCATTGCGGTGAGGCAAACCTCGATAAGATTGTAAATATTAATCTGCGTCTCGGGCTCCAGCCGTTTGCAGGGACGCAGACTGTTCCGCGCTACCTCATTTATGTCTGGGCGGAGACATACAATATATTCAGGGTGTACGGTGGACGTGGCGGCATGATGTTCGCATACTAAACCAGTTTGCGGAGTTGTTCGTCAAACATCGGTCGTACTAGAGAGCCTCGTAAATGGACATAGTCCATGAAGAAATCCATATTGGGTGTATCATCGTCTACCATAAGCATATCAAAGATGGAACAAAAGAGGAAACCATGTATCCTAGATTTTCGTTGGAGAAGGGCGTTGAACTGGCGGGTGAGTCTGTTGCGAAAGATAAAGTGGCCGTGTACTGGTTTATCGGGGCGTGTAGAAGGTGGCTCTGTTGAGGCCGGCTGCACGGCCATAACAAGTACCTTATATCCCCGTTTTTTCAGATCTAATAGACAGAGTACAAACCTATCTACACCTTCTTCGATACATTCATCGAGTGGCCTCGAACGTTTTTCTGAATTGAGGCCAATATGTACACGGCAATCTAGTTCACCTAGCAAGAGACAGATAGTATCATCCTTATAGCTGGCTGATTCCAATGTCTCTATAACCTTTGGATAATAGCTTGGATTCCAGAAAAAGTTATAGGCAGTACATGGGCCAAGTCGCTTGCAGATATAGATAAAGTGTTCTGACTCAAATGTCTGTAGGGTGTCATCTATAATCGTATCGGTTCCAGAAAATGCTGAGACATGGGAGTTCCCAAAGATAACTATACGGGGTTTCCTTGACATTCTATGCGAGAGTACTAGTAAAGTTCACCAAGGCTGACGCACCCTGGGGGAAAATTGAAGCCGGTCGTCCGCCAAAGCATATAGTACCCACCATGTCTACTGAGATTGAGATCTTTCGCCTGACGCCCACCGAGGGCGAGCATTACTATGCGATTCTCGCCAGCCGCAGCCACTGGGACAAGAACAAGCTCGACTCTTTAGGGCACAAGGGTGCCGACCGCTACTTTGCGGCACCAACCCAGAAGCGCTATATGGGCCAGTACGTGGGCTGCGGGCGCGCAGGGTCTGGCGACGGGCGTGAGTACTGGGAGATTTACCTGAAGGACGGCAAGCGGTATGAGCTCCACTATGACTACTATGGCATGACCTGTCTGGAGAAGGTGGACCCTGCTGTGGCCACGGACTCTCCAACTCCTGTCTCTGTCGACGCGAACATCAGGCTGGCCAAGTAACCTCATGAAAATTGACCGGATAGTCCCATTTATAACACACTATGCCGCGTTCATCTGCGCACTGTTGTTATACGAATACGTGGAGTGTGGGTGGCGACTCTAAGAATGATATGGATCTAGGCTATCAACATGGCGTAGTGGGTTGTAATCTTCCCTCCTTTGGGAAGGGCCATATTATTCCAGGCACCTTACTGCTGGTCCATGATAACTCACATATTCATATCTCAGAGGCCCGTGGTGATGCAGAGGAGCAGGAGAAGGTGCTCTGGCATAACAATGGGGGTGCACGGTGGAAATACAACTATAAGATTCGGTCGCTCACTCCAGTCGTTCCTCTTACTCCAGCTTTGCGGGAATTTGTTCGGAATCTAGGTGTGGATGAAGGCGCATTCTGGAATAATATCCGACACAGCAGCCAGTTTAGGGATGTGCTGCTGAAGCTTGTGGATTACATTAATCAGTCATAAAATTGACCGGATAGCCCCATTTTTACTATAGCATGGTCCTACGAAGTTTACGTGCAGAAGACTTCAAGTCCGTGAGGGACATTTGGGAGGACTCTTTTGTGCGTGAAAAACTGACAGTAAAGAAGGACCTTGCGGCCTCATGGCGCAACAGGGCCTCGAAAGAGAGTGTCGGTCTGTTTCGCCGAGGAGACCTAGTAGGATTCGCCATTGTTTCGTTTCATAAACGCAACCATGGGAATCGGTATGTTGACTACATTGCCGTACACTCGTCGTACAGAGGCAGCGGCTACGGGGACCGCCTTATCCGACATGTTATGGCCGGGGCGAAGGCCGCACGACGTGGTATACATCTCTATCCGTTAAAGCATGTCGCTCCGTGGTACAAGAAGCACGGCTTCTATTGGACCCCGGGGGAGTATATGAACGCGCACTGGTACTAAGAGAACCATCCTGGTTTTCTCTCGGCATTCTCTATCCATTTATCTGCCTGCTTCTTCAGCTCTTCATTCACCATCCGCTTCTGCTGCGTTTCTATCTCTTCAATTGTTGCCGCAGCCTTCCGCCGATCAATGATAAGTTTATCCTTTTTTGCATCGAGACTCTTATAATCACGGCGATTTGCTGCTGCGGTCTCCGCCTTTCTTCTCACGGTGGCCTTTGCGTTACTCTCCTTAATCTTTCCTATGGCGTTATTTGACGCGCGCTTGACATTCGCATTACTTTTTTTCCCCTCGCCGCTGAACCAGCCGCCGCCCCTGCGGAGTCTTCTTGTTCTCCTTGTTTGGCCCATTCTATTCCTAGTCTATATTTTTGTCTTACCAAAAGAGGCCCCGCCGCGGCTGACTCACCTGTGTAATCACCTTGGACAGCTCATCTTTTTCAATCGCCTTCATGCGCTCCTCTATATGTTTGTAGTCGGTGGTAGCCTTTTCCAGAAACTCGCTAATCTTCGCACGCTCTCGCGCAAGGCGACCATAATCGATGCGCCGGGTTGCCGCAACTAACGCAGCTGCCTCCAACGCCTTTTTCTCTATAGAAGATTTCTGCTTCTTCAGACGGGTCAGAACAGATTGACTCTTCTTTCTCGTCTTGCGTTTTCCCGCAAGTTTTTCAATTAAATCTGTTATGCCTGATTTGGCCATACCTACCGTGGTGTGCTAAAATTGTTCACCGTACACTCAATAGTAGTAAGCACTAGAATGTCATCTGTACTCGTCGTTGAATCTCCTGCAAAGTGTTCCAAGATTCAGGGCTTTCTTGGGCCTGGCTGGAAGGTCATTGCGACCATGGGGCATTTGCGCGCACTTGATAATACTCTCGATGCAGTAGGGCTCGAGCGCGACTTTGAGCCACGCTATGAGTTTCTCAAGGAGAAGGCGAAGGCTATCCAGCAGATTAAGGATGTCTGCGGGAAGGGAACAACCGTCTATCTTGCATCAGATGATGACCGCGAGGGCGAGGCTATCTCATACTCCGTGGCCGTGCTCTTAAAGCTCGACCCTGCGACTACACCGCGCGCCGTATTTCGGGAAATCACCAAGGACGCAGTGCTCGCCGCGGTGAAGAACCCTCGGCGCATCGATATGAACCGGGTAAATGCGCAGCAGGCGCGGGCCGTTCTTGACATGATGGTGGGGTTCACCATCTCACCCCTTCTGTGGAAGTATGTCGGAGCAGGACTCTCGGCGGGCCGGTGCCAAACTCCTGCCCTCCGCCTTCTGGCCGACAAGGAGGATGCCATCCGTGGATTTGCTAGTAGCACAACGTGGCGCATCAAGGGGCAGTGGACAACGGGTAAGATTACCTTTGACGCCAACATGATAGAGGAGCTGGAGGATAGGGAGTCCGCAGAGAACTATTTGGAGCATCTGCGCGATGAGACGCTCGCAACAGTCAAGGAGTCTGTCACGGTCCCGACGAGCGAGTCGCCGCCGCGCCCTCTCATTACTAGCACACTGCAGCAAGAGGCATCGGCGAGCATGAGCATTCAGCCCACGCAGACGATGAAAATCGCTCAGCGTCTCTATGAGGCGGGGCATATCACCTACATGCGGACGGACTCAGAGATCTTGTGTGAAGAGGCTGTGGCTGCGGCGCGCGCCTGGGTAACCGAGACCTTTGGCAAGGAGTATGTCGCGCCAGAGGTCGCCGCCGCGCCCAAGAAGAAAACCAAGGCACAGGCCACCCAGAAAGATGTGCTCCCGCCTCCCCAGGAGGCGCATGAGTCTCGGAAGCAAGCTTCCTCTACAAATCCGCCTCCCCAGGAGGCGCATGAGGCGATTCGCCCCACACATTTTGAGACGCGTGTGCTTCCTGCCGATGAGGACTGGTCGGCCACGGACAGAAAACTCTATACGCTGATTTGGAATCGTGCTACGCAGAGTGTGATGGCAGCCGCCAAGGGTGAGAAGCATACTGTGCGGTTTGTGGCGTGGGCGGACCCTCTACAGTTTGTGTGGTCAGCGGTATGGAAGCGGGAGCTGTTTGCGGGATGGAAGAAGATTGGCGCAGCAGTGACGGATTTGGATGCGGAGGATGCGCCTACAGAGCTAGAGGAGGGTTGGGCTGCGGCTACTGTCTTAGTCGAGGGTGCCGCGCTCAACTGGAGCAGCTTGGAGGCTGCGCCGCACGATGCGCGCCCGCCGGCGCGCTTTACAGAGGCCACGCTTGTGCGCGAGCTGGAGCGCAAGGGCATTGGCCGCCCGTCAACCTTTGCGGCGCTTGTGAACACACTCCATACCAAGAACTATGTCGAGAAGCGGGATGTCGTGGCGCGTGACGTTACCCTCACAACGCTCAGCATGGCACCTGGCGTGTGGCCCTTGACTGAGACTAAGACTACAAAGAAGGTGGGTGGCGAAAAGAACAAGGTAGTACCTACTGCGCTGGGGACCTCTGCGCTCGAATTCTGCCTGCGGGAGTTTGAGCCCCTCTTTGCGTACGAATTCACCAAGAAGATGGAGCAGCGCCTCGACGGTATTGCTACTGGCGGGGAGCCGTGGAAGGTTCTGTGTCGCGATATCTGGGCCACCTACAAGGGCAAGTATGAGGCCCTCCTGAGCGGCAACTCTACTGTTGCTGCAGCTCCTTCTAGGGAGCGTCTCTTTGAGGGTGGCATCAAGGCCGTTCAGACCAAGAAGGGGCCACTACTCTTAAAGGAGGGCGCAACTAAGGAGGAAGTGACCTTCTACGGCTGGCCAGAGGGAAAGGCCTTTCAGAAGATTACCGAGGAGGAGGTTGCAGAGTTTGTGAAGGCAAAGCAGGTTGGCGGCGCAGCCATTGGAAGCTTTGAGGGCGTGCCGATGGTGAAAAAGAGCGGCTCCTTTGGCTACTATGTTCAGTGTGGCACCGTAAATGTCCGCTGGACGCCTGAGGATACGGAGGAGACACTTCAGAAGAAGTTTGAGGCAAAGAAGAACTCGAACTCTCTTATTGTCGGCCCCTTTGAGATTCGTACCGGCCCGTATGGGCCATTTATGTTCAAGACGGCTCTGACGGGAAAGTCAAGAAAGTTTGTCTCCATTCCTTCAGGCGTGGATCCCAAGACCCTGACGCAGGAAGCACTTGTAAAGATGTATCAGACAGATATTCAGGGTAAGGCGAGAGGCCAGGCATTCCAGAAAAATCGGGAGGCTAAATAGGATGCGTAACACTACGCGAAAGCGTTCAAGAACAATATATGATTTACCGGCCTATGTGATCAATATGAATGAGCGTCCCGATAGATGGAAGCGATTCACAGAACACAGTGCGCTTTTTTCCTTTCGGAATTTGCAGCGATTTCCTGCTGTAAATGGGAAGCGCCTCAACTATAAGAAAGACCCTCGTATTTCGCTAAAGACGCGCATGAACATCTCGCGCAACTATCGGAGAAGCCACTACGAAATCGCAACACTCGGTGCTATAGGATCCTCTATGAGCCATATTGGGGTCTGGAAGAAATTCGTTGCTTCTGGTGCGCCAATGTGCGTAGTCTTCGAGGATGATGTGATGCTGTCCGAGGTACAGCTGAACCGAGTCAATGAGATTTTGAGAGACCCTCCTAGCGACTGTGGCGTCTGGATTCTGGGTTGCTATTTGCCGAATCTTATTATTAATCCCGAGGAGAACAGCAAATGGGCACACGTCCATAAATTCACGGCCGCACATGCGTATATCTTAACGCGCCATGCAGCCAAGAAACTTCTGGAAGAGCCTTATCCGGTAGAGATGCACATAGAATACTATATGGTCGCTGCGTCCATGCTGAAGGAATTCAAGATTCTCCATCATTCCGATGTGCATTTGGAGTTCTTCCGGAAACAAAATGGGCCGCGCACGAGCGATTCGAATACGTCCCAGCATAAAAAGTCTGGCTGCCCTTCGTGCGATTTTCCGGACGACTATAAGCAACTCTATAGGGGGTTCACGCGTAAAACTAAGAATGGTATTAAGATTGCTGGGGTCATTGAGGGTGAGCAGCCGCGGCAGATTCTTACCTTAGAACACGGCGCGTCAAGGAATAATTCTAGACACCCGTAGAGAAGAGGAAAAATTTACAGGAAAAAAAGTGGATAAAAAGAGTATGGAAAAACGAGGCTGTATTTATCGCGCCCTCTGCTTAGAAAGTAATAAGAGTTATGTTGGACAACACTGTAAAGAAGATATAAAGGAGCGAAAGAAGCAACATTTAGCTGATATACATAATAAACGTTACAACTACCCCTTTCATAATGCTATAAGGAAATATGGAAAGGATAGTTTTGTCTGGGAAGTCCTTTACATTGGTGTATGGAGCACGCTAAACGCGATGGAGGCGTATTATGCAGAAATATATGAGACCTATGTTTGGGATTATCCAGGGGGGTATAATGCGGTATGGTGTGGCGAGACAAATGGCAGAAGAGGGCTTAAAAACTCCCCGGAACATATTGAAAAGACAAGAAAAGGAAATCTTGGTAAGAAAAACTCTCCTGAGCATATTGAAAAGACTAGACAAGCCCATATAGGGAGAAAATATTCAGCAGAAGTGCGTGAACGAATGCGCCAGGCTCAGCTTAAGCTTTCTAAGAAGATGAGTGCTGAGGCAAAGGAAAAGATTAGTAAAGCTCATCTTGGACGAAAAAACTCCGAACAGCATAACCAAAAGATTAGTCAAGCTCACATAGGTATACGACCAACTGCGGAAACCCTTGAGAAATTGCGTAGACCAAAGACACCTCAACATATTGAAAATATGCGGTTAGCCTGGATTAAACGAAAGGCAGATAAGGCCGCAAAACAAGAACCGGGCATTGCCGACAAAAATCTACTGTACAAGTAATATGAGTGTTAATAATCACACAGATGGTTCAGCACTTAATACAAATATTACGGATTGGAACACTGGTTTAGAAGAAGTGCTGCGGAAAGAAGGCGAGGAAGGCGCCGCCATGTTTTATATGCACAATCGTTCTTCGGTATTAGCAACACGAAACAATGATATTATTAATATTCCTAGCATTATCCTACAGACTGTGACGGGATTTCTTTCTGCGACAGGTGGAATGGTGCCACCCTTAGCACTTGGCGCTATTTCGGTCTTTACTGGTGTATTATCAACTCTTCTGTCCTATTACAAATTCTCTGCGCGTGCGGAAGCACACAGGATGTCTGCGCAACTCTATCTCAAAATTTATAAGAAGATTGAGATTGAGCTGAGTTTGCCTATAGAGCAGAGAATGGCACCTACAAAACTGTTGGAAGAAGTCCGTGATAAACTTGCGCGCGTAGGTGAGGTTGCGCCAGATATTCCGGAAACAGTATTGAATGAATACAAGACGAAATTTCACGATGGTGAGGCAAAAAAACCTATTATCGCAAATGGGATTGATAAGATAGTCGTGTACCATGCACCAGAAAAACCTACAGAGGCCGCACCTATGATTCGTATTGTAGCTAACGCTGGTCAACGTTAAACAAAGTTACACACGCGCTCACCAAAGAAGAGCATCAACTTGGGCGCAGCCGCAGTCAAACCGGTTACGTAGCGAGCAATGAACTCATCGCGCACGATGATGATTTGCTCAAGAATCGGTGGCCTGTAGACGAGTGCCACAATGTTTTTCATGGCAGACAGATACGGGGTAAGGTATGCGTCAACCACCGCCTTAATTCAATTTTTACGTAGCGCCAGGGAGGACCAGATCTGTCTGCTCATCTCTGGCAATCTTTACCTGGCTACTCCGTCGTCGCTTAGGGGGCCCACCCTCATCCACTACAGTAACCTCTGTAGGTGTGCTACGCAGAACAGAGGAGGCGCACAACCAGGCCCCTACAGGATTCTTTGCGATCCTCTCTTCTGTTGCAAACTGGACCACGCAGTTCCGATGCTGCGTCACATCATCCTTGGGATTCTCCTCACAGACCACACACGCCTTTACTGTCTCCATGAGCCAGTTGGTGCGCTCCTGAATAATCTGCGCATCGGTCCATTCCGCATACGCCTTTTGTTTCTTGAGTGAGGAGGCGAACTTCTTAGCCTCGCCAATGCGGGCAAATGGGGTATTATTCTCTTTCATTAGTGCATCAATGCGCTGAGTAAAGAGAATCCAGGGGTTGGGCTTGCGCTCCTTCTTGACAGGGTTAAGCATGGCCTTCAGTCCCTTCATCCGATCCTCTAGAGCACGCAGGGTCGCAAGAATCTGTGTCATATCTTCAGCTATGGAGGCCATGGTATACATGTAAAAATAGGCTGTAGTTACTCAATTTTCACTTGACGGTATTACTTACCCGATACCACCCACAGCGTTGCCTGCGTGGACAGAATGTAACCCTTGTCCTTCAGATACTGTAGCGCATTCTTCACCTCAGAGAGTTGCACGGGATCACCCTCCAGGAACACCTCGTTCATCTGCTCGTACAGCATCTGGGTAGTAGAGCCCGTAGAGGCGTTCAAGCGCATATAGCGCATAATCTCGTACTGTAGGTCGTTGAGCGGCGGCTCTGGGTAGTCGGGGATCAGCCAGTTTGCCACCGTGAAGCCAGTAAAGCCGATGCTGATACCGCTGAGGGCGTGAAACCAATACTTCTGTATAGCGAGGACAATCGTCTTCCCCAGGGTCAGATTGAACATGATGTAGATGCGCAGAACCTCCTTTAGCAGGTCGACCGCAGGCGCAGTATAGCAGGCGGGGTTGTAGAGAAAGTCAGTGACGCTGAAGGGCGCGAAGCAGGGAGGGCTAACACTCATGCCGGGGAAGGTAGTATTCATCATGTCGGTACGTGACGTAAAAAAGGGCTGCGAGCTAAATTTTACCGCACGGTGGCGTAGTGACTGCTGAGGGTTCCGCCCCCCCGACCTTTGCCGTGTAAAGGCAACGCTCTACTCCTGAGCTAAGCAGCCCCGCAGGCACCAAAGATGTCTGCGGGGCTGCGTATCATACCCTACGGGTGTTCTAGATATTGTATTCCTTTTCTACAGTTCTCCATCGCACTAGGGCTTTAGACCACTACTCCGCTTTCCAAAGACGCGGGCGCGCTCGTCGCTTGCCTCGGATTTCCGAAAGAGAAAGGTCTCAAAGGTCCGCTGACAGAACTGGCTGCAGTAGTGGCGCGCCTTAATCTGCTGCCCACTAATCGTGCGCCCCGTGTAGACGCTGTGGACGGCCCCTTCATGGCCACAGGATGAGCAGAGCTTCGTCTCAGCCACAGGCTCCCATACGGGTTGCGCAAAGATACTACGCATTCTGTGAGGGTAAAAAATAGGGAATAGTTCACAGGGTTCAATTTTTTGATGGTCTAAGCCTAGACTGGAATCTGAAAGCTCTGTAGGTGGTTCTTGGTGTACTCCTCGCCGGCCTGGCTGTAGCGCGTCACGTGCTCAGGAAGCTGGAAGGTCCTCAGCGCCGTCTCGACCTGCTGAATGTGATGCCGGTAGCCTGGATAGAGGGCCTCCATCTCCACGAATGCCTCCTCCGTGATGTTCTGCGGCGTCGTAGGAAAGAGGGTGGAGCCCCACGGCGTGTCAAACCAGCGGCTCGGGTGCTTGTACTTCCACTTGAGGCCGCCGATGAGGTCATCGTGCCTCTGCTTCTTCTCCTGCTCGGCCTGGAGGGCTATACGCGCCATGTGCTCGGTAAAGAGCTGCGCGACAATGGGGTACAGCTCCTCGAGGGTCCCGTGGAGCCCGTGGTTCCTCGCACGCACAAGAAGCTCGCTCTCTCGGCTCCTGTTCCCATTCATCACGTCTGTGCAGTTGTAGTAGAGGCTTGTAATGATGTCTGGCTTGACCTGTACCTTCCGGTACTCCTTGAATGCCGTGTGCTCTTTGCGCCTCAGCACCCAGCCGTCCCAGTCGTTCAAGAGGCTCTTGTAGCTCCACAGCAGGGCGTCGTACGAGGCGCCGCTGTGGTGGGGCCCGAGCACGATTTGCTCGCCAATGGGGTCACGGAAGTTCATGGAGTCCTCCTTGGCCACATACGTCTTGAGATACTCTCTGCCCCCCTCCACGCGGTCAAGCGCGGCTCGGCAGTCCTCGTAGTCAGCAGCATCATTCAGTGTCCAGTGCCATTTGTGGCACTCTGAGGGCGCGCGTCCCATCCAGCTGAAGTCCTCCATAGGCTCCTTCTTCATCACGTCACACTCCTCGCGAAAGCGCGCCCAGCCGCCGATGTAGATAGTGGTGGACATAGTGAAAGGTAAAAATAGGTGGGGCCGTGGCCGACTTCAATTTCACTGGCGGTTCACATCTCTCCACCACAGCCCATTTTCCCCTATCTCTTCCCCCTTAGACATAGGGACCGTGCGTGTCGCAATAGTCTCTTTCCGCCTTACCACTCCGTCTGGGCTTATAAACCCCTTCCTACAGTCATCCTTGAAGACGAGCATCCGCATACCCTCGTCGATGTCTGCTTGCGCAATCTTGTACTCTCCCTTTAGCATAATACAGAATCTGGCGAGGATAGAGCCCTTGTGCTCATCGGGGACCTTTTGGATGGAGTGGTCCAAGAGCGTAAAGAGTTCAATGAGGTGAAGGCTGAGGGTTCGGTGAACAGACATGGTGTAGTAAAAATAACACGGGGCTCCGCAGGAGCAATTTTACGCCATGTAGGCCAGCGGCAGCTGCATCCGCAGGAGCTTCTTCATCAGCTCCTCCGCGCGTTCCTTCTCTGTGCGCCAGACTATGCTCACGGGGCTGTCTGGATCGGCGTCCTTCAGCTTTTCCGTGTAGTCCTCGATTCTCTTCTTCAACTGGGTGCTGTTGCGCGACAACATGCGCTTCAGGAGTAGCATTTCCCTGTTAGAGTGGCCACTCACCATGTTAATCTGCTCAACGAGCACAAGAATCTCTTGGGCTGGCTGAACAGCCGTGGGCTGAGAGCAGGTTGAGCCCATTGTGTCTAGCGCTTCAGGATACCTATCACCTTCGGGCTGGGTGCCTTCAATTTTTCAGGATGATCGGGATGAACCAGAGTCAGAACGATGCCCCGCGATTTCTTGCTGAGTGTCCATGTACTCGCATCAGGAAGTGTCTTGAGGGGAACGGTCTGGCCTATAGAGGGAAAGAGCCGAAGGGTGGAGTTTCTACAGGCCATCCAACAATCTGCCTTATAGGGACTCTTGAGAGGAAGTTTACAGCCCATACAGTGGCCTTGAGCATCGCGTACCTCATCGTCGCGCCTCATCTGGAGCCAGAAGACTGCGCCATGCTTGTCTGCGGTTTGAACTGAGATGGGTTGCTCGGGGAGGTCTGCTGCATCGCCACGGGTGAAATAGAGCCCCCTTTGGCGGAGAGCCTTGATAGCAAAGTCTTCTTGCTCCTCAAAGAACTTGGTATGGTCCTCATGAACCTGTTGCGCAAGACGTTCCGCTGATGCAGACTCGGAAATGGTCTTAATGGAGAGCATTAGGGTGGGTACAACTAAAAAATGAGGCGATTCATTTAATTTTGCCGAAGGGGATTCTGATCGTTGGCTGGGGCGCGACCGTGGCAGGGCTCCACGTGCGGTGGCCGTAGATGCAGGGCAGAAAGGTGGTCATGAACATATGGTAGTAGAACCCCATGGCTTCTAGTTGGCGGAAGCGTACAGGTCAATTTCCCTGCGGCGGTAGGTGACGCTCAGGTGCAGCTCTGCGCCGATGCTGAAGGGGAGGTCCTCCAGCCTCTTGACGATGGCGAGCCCGTTCATCCAGCCGTTCACGCCGGGGGGCACCCTGACGGCCACAGACTGTGTCTGCGAGTAATACGCAATCTGGAGCTTGCCCTGGCTGGTGTGGATGTAGAGGCGCTGCTTGTTGTAGTCGGACATGTGGCTGTAGCGCGCCTCGTTCTTCTCGGGCGTCAGCCCTGCTGCGCACGTCTTGAGTGCCCTAAGGTTAGCAATGAGCTTCTCTAGGCGGCGTGTCATGCTGCGGCGGTCGGAGGGCGATGCCATGTCCTGCTCAATGGTGATTCTCTGGAGCTCGCCCCGCATCCTCGCAATGGTGTCCTGCATGTATGCGATGCGCTGGTTGATGGACATGTCCCAGTAGACCAAGGTGCGCACCTTCCAGAGCTGCTGGAGCTTGAGGATGGCGTCGTAGGTGCCGCCCTGGGCCAGCAGCTTGGCCGACTCCTTCTTGCGCCGCTCCAGGGGGGAGAGGATGTCCTGCGGCAGCGTGGTGGTTATGGTGCCGCCGGTGGGGAGGGAGACCACCCAGGCCTCGTAGGTGGCGAAGTTCTGGCGGATCAGGGCCGCCTGGGGCGTTCTGTAGGGGGAGACATTCTTGACCTGGAGGACGCCCCGCTTGGTCTGAATGGCCACGCAGTAGTTCTCGTCGTCGATAGCCCAGCGCCACTTGGTCCCCACGGGCATGGCCGCGGCGGCTGCTGCAGCCACTGCGACGGCGGCTGCCGTGGGCGCTGCGTCTCGCACCGGCTCGGGCGCGGGCGTCCCGATGGGATCGGGGGCGCTCCAGACGGTGGGCGCGCGGCCGATGGGCTCTGCTGCGGGAAGCGGGAGAAACTCCTCCCTGATAGTCTCGTCACCAATGATGATGCGCCAGTCGGCGAGCGGCATCCTCTGGTTGATGCCGAGGCCTGAGGTCACGAACACGTAGTCGCCAGTCAGGACCGTGCAGGAGCTGGAGTCGCAGGACAGCTTGGTGCGGGAAGCGTAAGACATTCTGACAAGGAAGGGGTACTGAACCTGGGTGACGAAGTCACCTTCAATTTTCCAGGAAAAAACTGTACCTCTGTACCTCTGTAGTTTCTCTCCATCCCTGCCGAGGAAGTTAGGCCTTCTTCTTCGCATCCTCCTCGGCCCAGTACTCCCGCGCGGTCCGCTTCTGGGTGTGCGCCAGCTCGGCTGTGCGGTAGTCTTGAGCCGCCACGGCAGCCTTCTCGGCGGCGTCCAGCTCTCTCAAGGTGCGGTCACGCTCCCTCAGCACCCGCTGCCTCTCGTTCTCCGCTGCGAGCCGCTCCTTCTCCGCCTTGGCCTGGAGCATGCGCTTCTGAAGCTTATCGCCCAGCTCGCGGTCGTCCGCGCCGTAGAAGGTGGTGAAAGCCGTCAGCTCCTCCTGCAGCTCTGGGTTGCTCCCCGCCTGCTGCGCGAGCTCCTTCAGCTTCTCCTTGAGCCGGCTGTGCTCCGTATCGAACTCTGTCCAGAAGGCGTGGCGCTGCGCCATCTCGGGGTCAACGGGGGCGGCGCTGTCGTGCTCCTGCGCCTCCCGCGCATTCTGGGCCTCGTAGAGCGGCATCAGCTCGGCGTCAGACATCTCCCTGGTCCTCTTGAGCGTCGCGAGGAGGGCATACATGTCGGCCCACCACGCAGCCTTCTCCTCCTCGGTCGTGAGGCGCGTGGGCCAGAAGGTGCGATCGCGGCGCCAGCCGCAGCAGTGCTCTGCGCCCTCGTGGCTGTCCAGCACCATATGGAAGCGCCACTTCTTCTCTCCTCTGCCCTCGCAGGTGCCGTCCCAGACCTGTGCGTGGTACTTTGCCCAGCTGCCATCGTGACAGGGGTGGGAGACAGAGGGGATGCGCCAGCCGGTCTGCTGCTCGCCACTCGTGCGGATGACGGTGAACTCCTCTGCGAGAAGCTCAGCGAACTT